GCATCGGATTGCCGAACCCGCCGTCTTGCGTCGCCGTCTTGCGATCGTGGCAAGGCTTCGTCATCGCCTGGAGGTTGTCCCAGGCATACATCAGCGCGTCGTCGCCACCATGCGGCTTGCGATGATCGACGACGGTCGCGGGGCGATTGCATCCGCACTCGCACAGCGGATGCGTCGCGAGATACGCGGCGCGGAGACGGAGCCAGCGGGCGTTGCTGTAGTGCCGCGCCTTGCTCTGGTCGTGCGCGCGGCGTCGATCGGCGCGCGACTGCCAACCGGGCGGATGATAGACCGGCGAGGCGATCGGCATCAGATCCCGCTCCTCCGGCGTTCAAGTTCGGCGGCGTCGATCGCGCGTTGCATACTCGCGGCGAGGCGCGACACGATGTCGGGCGCGCATTGTCCGATCCGTTCGCAAGCGTCTCCGGGCAAGCTCACCGGGTCGAGGAGATGCACGAGGATCGCCCGACCGGCGAGGTCGAGGCGTTCTTGCGAGCGATGGCGCGGCCCGGTTTGGGACATCACGGGGAGCGCGATCGGATCGGCGAACCCGTCCCCTCCGGGATAGGTCCAGACGATCCAGGTGCGGGAATTGCAGCGCACGACGGCGCCACGCTCGAAGCGGATTGTCACATGATCGAGGGGTTCGGAGACGGTGCGACGCGCGCAACGGCTGCGACGATGCCAAAAGCGCTACCACCGATCGCGGAAGGGCGCAACATTCTTGCGCGGCTCTGGAGACCCGGAAACCGGCGGGGAAGCTGGAGCGAGCGGCCTACGGTCACAGCGAGCGGACAGCCGTCCTAAAGTTTTGGGACTTCGTTCGTCACACCGCCTCAATTGTTTACCGATCGATGCACCCTTTAGCCGCGCCTGGAGGCAGCGCGCGCCGACCCGACCATTCCCGGTTCATGAGTGTGCGGGCACTTAAATCGCCGCCGCTGCGCTCCCTGGAGGGGTCAAGGGCCGGTCCCATTCAGGCGGCGCGGAGACGGCGGATCGATCGGCTCGACTCGGCGCGTTCCCGATTCGCCCCCACCCTCTGGCGGGCGCCAGGAAGCTCGCACAGGGCGCGGAGCATGTCGCGGGGGCGACGACACGGCGGGATCGCTCCGGCGCGCCTCCGCCCAGGCTACGGCGAGCGCGCGCACCGCTCGCGCTGTCCGGTCCCGACACGTCTCCGGGTTGACGCTCCAGGTCGCGGCGATCGAGGCCCAGGATCGATCCTCGACGGCGCACGCGAAGCACAGCGTCGCGAAGTCGGCTCCGATCGCGGCGTGCACCACGCGGAGGCGTGTCACGGTCGCGAGGAGGCCCAGGATGCGATGATGCGCGTCGGTCCCTCCGCTGACCCGGTAGCCTTCGGACGATCCGCCTCCGGCCTGCAGCACGCGTGCCCAGGCGTCGCGATACTCGACGGCGGCTTGCCACTGTCCGGGCGTGATCCGGTCATCGGCGAGGAGCGTGTCGAGGCGGGTCCGCACCCTCCAGCCCTGGCGGAAGGTCGAGGCATCGACGCGGGGCGGCTCGATCGCCTCGACGTGCTGCCCCAGGTCGGCGATCGGCGCGTTGCTGTTCATTCGACAAGCTCCAGGTCGGTTGCCTTGTGCCACGAGCGGAAGGCGGGCCACTCGACTTCGACCACGCCATGCTGATCACCGCGCACCGACCCGATCGCGTCGGCGAGTTCCGGTTGCGCGGCGCGTCGCTCCGGCGTGAGGCGGACGCGCGCGGTCGTCGCGAAGTTCGTCACCAGAAGTTGCCTTCCGGCTGCGGGATGCGTTCCGCGAAGCGCTCCAGGGCGATGCGGATCGCGACGCGCTCGAAGGGTTCGACGGGTTGATGAAGCTCGCGCTCGATCTCGCGCAACGTCTCCTCGACCTCGACGGAGATCGTGTCGTCGCGGGCGCTCACCGTCGCGGCTCCAGGCCGACCCAGCGGCGGACGCGATTGCACAGCCCGCACGGCTTGCGGACGATCGGCGACGGCGGGAGCGGCGGCGGACGGTGCGCGGCTCCGGGTCCGCGCCACGCGTCAGGGGGCCTCGGGACCGTCGGGAACGGCGGGCGGTTCGGCGGGCGGGTTAGCGGCATCGGCTGATCCTCCGGGTTTGTGCACGACGCGGCGCGTGCGGCCATCGGGCAATGTCACGTCGAACGGGGGCGGACCCAGGTGGATCAGCCCCGGCCCCTTCGGAAGCTGAAGCCAGCCCTCGACGGGGTGCACGTATCCCCACGGCAATCCGTCGTCGGTCATGGCGCGGCATCCGGGGGCGCGGCGCGCTTGCGTCCGTTCGGCAACGGGTTGATGCGATCGAGCGTGTCGGGCGGCAGGTATCGCGGCGTCGGCGGGACCGGCCCGGCCGGAAGCGGGCGCCCCTGCGTGGCCTTGTCGATCGCGGACACGCGCAACGCGGCGGTGATCTCCGCGACGCAAGCGCGGACGTGCTCGATCTCCTCCGGCGTCGGCTCCGGTCGAGGCGGCGGCGCGGGCGGCGGGGCGATCGCGGGGAACGGCGGGCGGGTTTCCTTCCAATGCTCGCCCAGCCATTCGGCCAGTTCGCCATAGGTCGGGAACCCTTTCACGGCGCGACGGGCGACGTGCTCCAGGCTGGCGGACGTGAAGGCGGCATCGGGGAAACGGTCGAGGAGCATCGGCACATAAGCCGCCAGCTTCATCTCGGCTTCATTGCGCGACATGCTAACGGCGGCGAGGATGGCCAGCGAGGTAAGCCACTCGCGCACCACCCGAATGTGTGTCGTCTGCGTCCGCATCATCATTCTCCCGATCCCGGAACATTTCCGCCCCGATGTCGCAGGCGGCGTTGCGGCTTTCCTTCTTTCCCCCACCATTCGATTGAGCGCGCCCGCGCACCCCCCGCTTGCGGGGGGTTACGGGGGGGGATTCTATCTCTGGCTCTGGCTGTGGCGCGCGCGCGCCCGCGAGGCTTGCCATGTCGGCGGAATGGCAATTGCCATCGGCGGGTCTGGCATTTGCCATGCCCCACCTTGCCGAAGCGCCTTGTTTCCCTGCTTTTGCGCGAGCTTCAGAAACCCGTTGCGCTTCGTTCCTGGTGCTATCAATTCGAGGGTGCGTGTATGCTCCCGTTTCGCGACGAAAAAGCGACATCACTGGAGCGGATTGCGAGCGCCATTGTCGCACCGGGCATTTGGTGATCAGGCGAAGCGCGGCCTCATCCTCGGGCAGTCCGCCGCGCTTGAAATAGTGCATGATCAAAAGGACATACATGCCGTGTTGAAACGTGCTCAGGTGCATGGTGTCGGCGAGATAGTCGCCGACGTTGAAACGCATCCAATGGTCGAAATTGCTCACCGCGTCGGTCACCCCCTGGCGGTCGTCAGTCGCGGCCCGCGATCTCGCCCAGCGTCATTTCCGGGTGCCGTTGCCACTCGGGATGGTCGTCGATGAAGTGTTGCAAGCGCATCGCCGCCGCTTCCGTCTCGGCGGCTTTTTTGTGCTTCAGCCCCACGACCCGCTTTGCTTCAAACAGGTTCAGGTCGTTGTAAGCCTTGCGGATCGCGTCAACCGTGTCGTCGAGCGATGTTTCCTGGTCCATCCAACCGAAGTCGTCGGCCCATTCCGCGAAGTCGCCCTGCCCGTCCGCGATGGCTCCAACGGCGTCCGCCATCTGGCGGGCTTTGCCGCGTGGCGCCTTCCCGGCGCTTGTCATGTCGTGGTCGCGGACTTTGATCGTCGCGCCAGCGCGCGCGAGGTCGCGCATCGTCGCGGTCAGATAGCCGCAACCGACGCGCGCGGCATCGAACAGCGCATCAGCGGCGGTGCTCACCTTGTAGCCCCGCCCATCGGGATTGAGCTTGTGTTTGATGTCGGCGATCAGGTCGCCAAGGTTGCCTTCGGAACTAAGCGCCATCGTTGAACCTCCCTTTGAACGCGTTGATCCAGGCCGCCGCCCTTTCCAGTTCCGGCCCGAGTGCGTGATCGAAACGGCGGTACGGATTGGCGAATAGCCACGAGACATCGCGGAGCGCGTTGATCGCGCGCATCGCTTCGAGCACCCGATGCCATTCCTTCGGCGGGTCGGCGGTCATCAGGTATCGCGCGGCCTCCAGCTTGGCCGCGCGATCGGGATCGGGGGCGGGAGGGTCAGGTGACGGCTGGCGGATTTCGGAACCCTTCCGTTTTCCGCCAATGATGTCGGCCACCGTGTCGTGATGCACCCCGATGTCGCGGGCGATCTCACGGTTGCTCTTGCCCTCGCCCTTTTGTCGGATGACCTCCGCATCACGCGCGGCCTTCGCTGTCGTGCGCGCTTCCTCGGTCAACAATCGCGCCCATCGTTGCGTGCAATGGAGGATCGTCGCGACGGCCTCGACATGTTCGGCGGGCTTCGACGGATCGACGGGATCGACCAGTTGATTGACGATCGCGATCCGATACGCGCGCGCCAGATCCCGGCCATTCGGCAATTTGCCGTGCGTCGCATTGGCGGACAGCGAGTAAAGCAACGCCTCGCGACGCGTCCCCAGCACGATCAGGCAAGCGATCGCGACAAGACCCAACGCCTTATGCGCGTGCCAGCGATGGTATCCGTCGGCAAGCCAGCGATCGCGTCCGTCGTCGAACACCACGACGGGCGGCAAGCGCTCCCCGAGCGCGATCGCTTCGCCGAGGCTTTCGAGTAATTCGCGATCCATCTCCGCGCGCGGCTGTAGTTCGTCGTCGAGCGTGATCGCGTCGAGGTCGAGGTCGTGTTGCGTTGTGCGCTCGATTGCTGCGCTCATGCGGTCACCCTTCCACGCAAAGGAATTTTCCACGCGGTAAGCTGGTCGAGCACGGCGACGACGCTGTGACAGGTCGCGAGCTTCATCCCCGCCGCCTCCAGGCGCGGGAACGCCTCGCGCTGCCCCTCGACGAAGCGTCGGCCTCCGCGACGGGTCGGCACCCAGCGGGCGCGGCTCAACCCCTCGCCGGGGCGCTTCAGTTCGATGCCGTGCAAGGGTCCGCACAACACCAGGATGTCGGGCCAGTTTCGCTTCAGGCCCAGGCGGGCGAGCTTCGCGGCGAAGCGCGGCGGCAATGGCATGTGCCCAGCCGGGAAGGTCGTCCATTCGGCGGGCGGCAGGAGGAGGAGATCGAGGGCGTCGGCGACGGCCTCGTGTATGTCATCCTCGATCGGGATCGGCGTGGTCAGGCGGAACGGCGCGCGGGCCACAAGCTAGGCCACCGGCGCGGCGGTTCGGCCCTTCGTCGTTCTGGCGCGGTAGGGGAAAGCTCCCCTGACCGGCGGGCCAGCGGCGAGGCTTTCGATCGTGACTTCCTTCGTCGCGTGCTTGCGCGACAGCATGGCGACCAACGGCCAATAGTTCGGCGGGATGCCGTTGACGCGCCAACGCGACACGGCGCTGTCGCTGCGCCCGACAAGCTCGCCGAGCGCGACGTTGCCGCCAAACAGTTCGATGATCCGGTCGTGTCGCATGCCGCACACTAGGCCCGGACTTGCATGACGTGCAAGCCCGCCCAGGTCAGTCGCGATCGGCGGTTGTAGGATAAAGCCTATTGATACGCGGGCGGGTTAGTGCACATGATACGGCGTCGTCCCCGCGTAGAAAGCGGGGCGATAATGCGTGACCAAGCCTTTGAGGTTTATGCAATGCCAGAGCGACAGGCGAGCGGCGACAAGCTCTTGATGAAGGGCTTCGGCGAGCGATTGCGATTGCTGCGCAAGGCATACGCGGACAAGTTCGGCGCGGAGCATCACAGCAAGGCGCGATGGGCCAAGCGACTATGGGTCAGTCCGGCGATGTATGGGCGATGGGAAAAGGGCGATCATCTGCCCAAGTTCGTCGATCTGCTTAGGGTTTCGTTGCTTTTCCAGGTCGACCCGAATTACCTGATTGAGGGCGTTTTATCGGAGCATCTGGAGCAATGGTTGTATCGCGCGTTGAAGGCGGGGAACCCCGAATTATTGGACGTGGCGGATTACTGGCAACGTCAAAGCGAACTTTTCGCGCGAGCCAATCAAGCGCTTTTGGATGCGGAACGGGAAAGCGGCACGTTCCGACCAGAAGCCAACCCGCGTGCTGCAAATGCAAAGTCTGCACGATCGACGAAAAAATCACACGGCCCTCCTGGAGTTGTTCGTGATGATTCCGCGTCGTCGGTGTCCCGTCCGAGGGGGCCGAACCGCCGCAAACGATCTTGACGCTTAGCCGACGCGATTAACCCGTGCAACCCTAAGTAACGCGCTCGCCTGACGATGGTTTCCGCGCGGCGCTGTCCGCTCCGTGCATCCCAGGGCTTGCACGTCATGCAAGGTTCGGCCTAACCTCCTCGCACCGAGATCAGCGAGGAGCGTCGGCACATGTCGGACAGCAACATTGCACCACGGGTTCCTTCGGCGGGTCAGTTGGAGCGGGTCGTGTCCGCGTGGCAGCAATTGCGCGAGATGTATGCCCTCGACCCGTCGATCACCGAAGATGAGGAGGTGATCCGGGCGGCTCTGGCGGACGCGGAGATGCCGCACCCCGACGTGCTCCTCGATCGCTCGATCGACGCGCTCGTGTGGATCGAGCGGCGCGAGGTCGAGGCGGACGATCTGCGGCGCGAGATCATCGCGCGGCGCGACAGGTATCGGGCGCGCGCGGAGACGGTGCGCAAGGTGATCGAGGATTTAATGAACGCGACCGAAACGAAGTCGCGGCGCGCGAAATGGGGCGGCGCGAGCATGGCGGCGGGGCGCGCGTCGCTCGTGCTCACCGATGAACAGCTAGTGCCCGACAAGTATTTCCGCACCGAGCGCATCCTGATGAAAACCCCGCTGATCGACGATCTGGAGCAAGGCGAGGTCATCCCCGGTGCGGTTCTAAGTAACCCATCACCAGTGTTGAGGATTCGCAAGCTGTGAGCGCGGCGAGCTTCGATGATCTGTGGATCGGCGAGCCGAACAGCGGTTGCCACCTGTGGCTTGGGACGATCAGCAACACCGCCCGTCGAGGAGCGAAGCCCAATTATCGTCCGGTGTTCGTCAGCGACAGGAGAAACGTTTTTGCATATCGCGCGGCTTGGGAAGCGGCGAACGGCGCGATCCCTGCGGGTGCGAGCGTTTGCCACCGCTGCGACGTGCCGTTGTGTGTGAACGTCGATCACCTGTTCGTCGGCACTCAGGCCGACAACATTCGCGACGCGGCGGCAAAGGATAGGATTTATCGCGCTTCAACGCGGACGCATTGCAAGCACGGTCATCCCTTCGACGAACAAAATACGCGCCTGTGGTTCAATCAACGCAAGACCGGCGGCGAGTATTGGGCTCGCATCTGTCGGACTTGCGCGCGTGAAGCAACCCGGCGCCAAACGCGGAAAAAGAGGGACAACCGATAATGGCCCAAGCAGCACGACAGGCAATGACGATCGCGCCGCGCAGCCTGAAACCCGCGATATTCAACGGCACGGATGCGGCATGGCGGACATTGTGTGATTTGTATCCATCCGCCGAGACGCCCGAAATTATCATGGCGGTTGTGGAATACTGTGCCGTGCGGCGCCTGGACCCGTTCAAGAAGCCCGTTCACGTAGTGCCCATGTTCAATTCCAAGCTGCGCCGCAAGGTTCAGGTCGTCATGCAAGGGATCAATGAAGTCGAGATCACGGCTTCGCGCACCGGAGCATGGGCCGGGATGGACCTTCCGCAATGGGGGCCGGATGTCGAGCGCGTGTTTCGTGGCACGATCGACAACGACGACGGCAGCAAGCGCGCGGTCGAGGTTCCGTTGACGTATCCCCAATGGTGCGCGGTCACGGTGTATCGGATCGTCGGCGGCGCGCCCCGCAAGTTCACCGAGCAATTGTTTTTCGACGAATGCTATGCGCGCGCGGGCTTCCGCACGGAGGTTCCCAACGACCGTTGGTTGAAGTCGCCCCGGCAAATGCTGCACAAGTGCACGAAGGCGGCGACGTTGCGCGCGGCGTTCCCCGAGGAGGGCTTAGGCTACACCGCCGAGGAGATGGAGGATCGCGAGACCGACACGGGCGGCGTGACGATCGAGGGCAAGATCGACCACGGCGATCCGGGCATGACGGAGCGCGATCGGCGGGTCGAGCAACCGCCCCCGCCCCGGCCTCCAGGCGGCACCCAGGCGGGCGGCGATCTGTCGGGCGATGACAACGCGACGGTCTGGCTGCGCAAGCTGTCGGCGGCTCTCATGGCCGCGACGACGGAGGCGCGGGTCGAGGAGATCGAGCGTCACCAGCGCGTCGTCGAGGCGTTGAGGTCCGCGCCGACGCTGATCCGCGATCAGATCACCAAGATGATCAGCACGGCGCGCGAGCGCGTGCGCAAGGTCGCGGAGCAACCCCCGCCGCAAGACTCTCCAGGCTTCGACGGCGGCGACGATCCAGGCTTCGACCCGGACGGCGGCAATCCTCCAGGCGGCGAGGCTTGGCCCGCTGATCCGATCCTCGACTTGCTCGCGGAGGTCCGGGCGATGGACCTGATCGCGCTCGACGGGTTGCCGGCCAACGCGGCATGGCGGGCCAAGGTGCGCGACGCGATCGACTTTCCGCCCGATGAAGATCGCTTGAACGAAGCGATCGCGGAGCGGCGCGCAATTCTGAAGGGGAGCAAAAGCACATGAGCACGAAACCAGCGACGCGCGGCAAGCTGACCCATGATCACGAATTGCTCGTGATCTCGCGCGTGTTCGATCTGATCGCGACGTTGCATCAGGATCGGCGCGAGTTCGTCGTCGATTACGTCAAGGCGAGGTTGCGCGACATGCCGGTGATCGCCCAGGTCGATGCACCGGAGCCGGAGGCGGACGAACCCCCGATGATGCCGCACTTGCGAGGCGCGGCTTCGGCGGCGGCGTGATGTCGGCGGGCGGCGAGGTCGAGGAGGGCGGCACGGTGTCGGTGCCGAAGGTCTGCGACGCGGATCAGATCGCGGGCATCCTCGACATCTCGAAGCGGCATTTCATGCGGCTCGTGCACGTCGGCGAATTCCCCCGGCCCATGCTGATCGGACGGTCGGCGCGATGGTCGGCGAGCGATGTCACGGGATACCTCGACAAGCTCCGCGCGCGGCGCGAGCACAAGCCACGGCGAGGGCGCGATGTCCGGTGATCTCCTCCCCTATCCCGTCTCGATCGACGACATGATCGAGGAGGTCCGTCGCGAGTGCCAGCAACGGCGCTTCGTTTACGGGAACGCGTGTCGCGAGGGGCGGATGAACCGGCGACGGGCGGATCGACGCATCGACGTGATGGATGCGGTGTTGAAACATCTTGAAGGGGCGCGCGAACATGAGCGAGGAGCGGGAACGCTGGAGCGGCGGTAAACGGTGCGACGGCCTCGCGGTCGTCGAGGGGATCGACGGGTTCGTGATCATGCCCAGCGACGAAGGGCTTCCGATCTCCCGGTGCCCGTGTTGCGATGAACCCTTTCCGCGCAACGACATGGGCCTTCGCGGCGCGAAGCTGGTCGCGGACATGCTCTACCCGATGACGGAGGAGGCGCGGAGCGATGCGGATTGACGCGTTGCGCGGCCATGTCGGGATGCTGGCGATCATGCGCGCGGTGCTCGAAGCGGGCGACGTGTTCGCGCTCGAAGCGCTGATCGCCACACCCACGGATGCGGCGCAAGGCGCCCATCATCTCGTGATGCGGATCGGCGACACGGCGGCGGCGATGACGCTGCCGGAAGCCCGATGGTTCGCGGATCAAATGATCACCCAGACCCACGGGCCAGCTGCGGGCGACCTGGAGTGCTTCGGGCGGCTCGTGCTGTCGATCCTGAAGGAAGCCCCCGGCCCGCACGGGGCGCATTGAGATGACGTTGCCACGCCTGATCGGGATCGTGCTGTTGTGCGCGATCGTGTGGGCCTTCGTCGCGCTATTGGCGATCGAGGCGGTGCGCGTGTTGTGACCCTGCCCCGGTGCGACGACTGCGGACGCAAGTCGATGTCGGTCGCTCCGGGCGAGATCGAGGAGCGCGGACCCGGCGACATTCTGATCCGGGCGAGCAAGCCCGACCGGGCATGGTGCCAGCGCTGCGAGGAGGCCCACGGCTGGCTTGTGCCCAACCGGAGCACGACGACAGCGCTCGACGGCCCAGGCCCGCGTAGCCCCTCCCAGGAGGCGCGGAGGCGGCGGAAGGTTCACAAGGGCAAGCGGAGGAAAGCATGAGATCGCAAATTGAATTCGCGCTGTCGCATCCGGTGTTCGATCCGGCGCGCCAGATCGTCGCCGGCCATTATTGGCGGGCGGGCGACACGGTGTCGGCTTGCCTCACGGTCAACATCGGCGAGGAGTGAGCCGTTTACGCTGGCGGGCGTCCCCTGTGGCATTTGAGCTTGTGCCATCAGGAGCGGACGGGGCCAGTGCCCGTGCTCCGTTGGAGCCGGATGACGGTGCGCAAGATCGAGGCGATCCGCGATCGGATCATGTCCATGTGCGGCACGACGGAGCGGCTGATCGAGGCCGACGACTTCCCCGACCATCATGTCCGCGTCACGATCCAATGGCGCAAGCCGCTGTCGATCGAGGAGGTCGCGCGCTTGGCGCCGACCGTCGAGGTTCGCGAGCGAAGGGGTCGGCCATGAAACAGCACACCGGGGTCTGGCGTTACTTCAGCCGCATGAGGCTACTCGGGAAGCCGTTCCCGAGGGGGAAGGCGCGTGCCTTGCGTCTCGTGCTGCACCATCGGTTGCGTGACAAGTTGACGGCAGCGGGAAACAGGAGCGCGCCCAAGGCCCCGCCAGGGGTGTTTCGGACGCCGTGGGGGTGGCGCCGCGTTCGCGCCACATGGGCGGGATGAGCGACGATCAGATCCCCAAGGCGGTATGGTCGGGCGTGTTCCCCGTGTTCGGCGTCGATCTGCGTTGCGCCGTGCTCGACGACGGTCGGCGCATCATCGACGCGGAGGATGTCGCGAAGCTGTTCGTGGCGTTCGCGGCGATGGAGGATGACGCACCGCCCACGGAGGCCGAGACGGAAGCGCTCGACGCGTTCATGCGTTGGCAGGGCGGGCGATGATCGAACCCGTCCGCGTCGGCGACCCCGGATACTTCGCGCGGCTCCATTGGCGCTTGCGGGCGCGGCTCCCCGTGTGGGTCGTTTACCGCCCGGTCACGCGCGAATACCCCGGCGCATGGGTCGCGCGGATGCACATCGTCTTGCCCGCATTGCGACCGACGCGCTTCGTCGTGACCCATGACACGTTGCACGAATTGCGCGGGTTGCTGCCTCCGGGTTTGGTGCTGGCGGCGCGCGACGCGAACGACCCGCCCGAGATCGAGGAGGTATGGCTATGACAGGCGTCGAGATCGTCAAGGTGCAAACACCCCTGCCCTCCGGCGAGGGACCGGCGTTGATTTACGCGGCGGGGCGCGAGCGCGAGGAGATGCGCGGACTCGACGCGCGCGAGACGGCGTTGATGCGCGGCGATCTGAAGGCGTTCTTTCGGGCGCGTTGGAACGATCGGCGCAAGGGCTGGTCGCTCCTCGTGAGGACCACCGACCCCGGCTGGTAAGCGGCGGCGGTTGCAATCCATGCAAGGCCAACGGGGCACCCATGCGGCCTCGCATGATGCCTCGCATGATCGGGCGCGCGCTTCGACGGAAACCCTACTGCCACAGCCACTTAGACCATCATCCGACGTTGTTCACCACATTGCGGGGTGACATGTCAGGCGATGTCTGGCGGTGACATTCTCTTGCATTTTCAGCCTCATGCGCGCACCCAGCCTTGCACGGAATGCAAGGCGGTGACAGGGTATGACATCCTCGATCGCATGAATTCCGCATGAAAGGTGACTCCAACATGACGACGAAAACAGCAACGGCGGCGACTGACAACGGGGCGCTCGCGTTCGCGACGCTCGACGACGTGCTTGCATACACGGGTCCGATCGCGGACGCGACCGGCGCGATCTCGGCATTCATCCTCCGGGCGGGCGCGACGATCGAGGAGGCGCGGAAGGTGACGGCGTTCGTCATGTTCCGGCGCGAGGTCGAGGGCTGGAGCGCGAAACAGATCAGAGGGGAGGGCTGATCGATGGCAATCAGGATGGAGCTACCGGACGCGATCCACGGCGGGATGTCGATGCAAGATGTTCACGCGGACGATCTGGAGGCGGCGGCGGAAGCGGCGGCGCGGTGCCAATGGTTCCTGTTGTGCGACGGGGCGGCGACGACGACGGAGGCGCATCCGACACTCGGGGCGGTTCCGATCTGCGCGAAGTGCGCGGCGCGCGTCGCACGGTGGAGCGTGGCGCGAGACTGACAACAAAACGGGCGCTCCTCTGGCGGGGGCGCCCGTTCGCTTTTTCAACACGAAAAGGAATTCACAGGTGACAACCACTACCACTCAGGGCGCGGCGGGGCAAGCGGGTAAGCTGGCGACGGGCGCGGACATTAAGACGGCGAAGGCGGGGGCGCGGCTCCGCTTCGGCGGCGGGCTTTACTTGCTGGTCGGCAAGGGCGGCGCGAAGTCGTGGCAGGTGCACTACCACGTCGCGGGCAAGCATCAGGCGACGATCATCGGGCGTTGGCCCGATCTCGGGATCGTCGAGGCGCGGACGAAGCGCGACGACATCGCGCGCACGGTGCGCGACGGGGGCGATCCGGCCCAGGACCGTCAGGAGGCGCGCGCGGTGCGGCGTGACGGCGACGCGGCGACGGTGCGGGTCATCGGGGCGGCGTGGATCGAGACGGCCCAGGAGGCGCGCGGCTGGTCGCCACCGTATGCGCGGATGGTCGCGCAGCGGATGACGAAGCACGTTTATCCGGTGATCGGGGATCGGGCGATCGGGCGGGTCGGCGCGGTCGAGGTCGAGGCGGTCGTGTTGTCGCTCGTGCGGGCGAAGCTCCGGGCGCAAGCGGTGCACGTCCGCCAGCACATGCAATTGATGTTCGACTACGCGGTGCGGCGCGATCTCCTCGCGGTCAATCCAGTGCGCAAGATCGCGGAGGATTTGCCGAAGCGGATCAGGGGCGACGCGCGCGAGGTCAGTCGGGCGCACGTCGAGACGATCGAGGAGGCGCGGCGAGTCCTGGCGGCGGTCGAGGCGTCGAGCGCCGGCCCGTTCGTGAAGCTCGCGCATCGGCTGATCGCGTTGACGGCTGTCCGCAAGCTCGAAGGGATCGGCGCGCGGTGGTCGGAGATCAGCGACGGCGCGGAGGGCATGACGTGGAAGATCCCCGGCGAGCGGATGAAGGGGCGGCGCGGTCAGAAGCGCGATCATGTCATTCCGCTGTCGCTCCAGGCGGCGGACGTGTTCCGGGCGGCGCGCGATCTCCAGGCGGCGGCGGGCATCGTCTCCGACTTCGTGTTTCCGGGTCAGAACAAGCGCGACAGCATGTCGGCGGCGGTGCTCAACGACGTGATGGAAAGGGCGCTTCCGGGCGTCGGGCTGGCGGGGCGGCATGTCGTGCACGGCTGGCGGGCGACGTTCTCGACACTGTGCAACGAAGCTGATCCGGGCGCGTATCGCGTGATCGATGTCATGCTCGCGCATAAGGCGTTCGGCGAGGTCGAGGCGCGATACAACAAAGCGACGTTCATCGCGGAGCGGCGCAAGCTCGCGAGCGCATGGGCGGATCAGGTGCTCGCGGGCGCGCCGTCCGCGTCGGCGCTGGTCGGGCTGGTCGAGGCGGACATGACGAACGTCGTCGAGATGAGGAGGGCGGCATGAGCGATGACATCGAAGCGCTCTGGCGCGAAGTTCGCATCCTTCAGCTTCAGATGACGGGGATCGAAGGGATCATCCTCGCGCGCGCTCCAGCGGATCAGCGTGTCATGCTGAAAGCGCTTTTCAGTCGGAAATTTTTGGAGCGCGCCGAGGAGATCGATCGACAGGCGAGCGACGACGGGGAGGAGGTCTGATGCCCCGCGCATGGTTCATCGACGCGACGAAGCGGACGATCTCGGAGGTCGAGGTCGCGCACGGTTCGGCGATGCTGATCGACGCGCGCAAGCTGATCGGCGGATACATCGACATCGCGCACGCGTGGCCCTCCGGCGACGTGCTGTATGTCGATGACGAAGGGCTGTTGAAGTCGCCGACTGTCGGCTTCCGCTTCGCGCTCCGGCTCGACGACGCGCCGCTCGCGGGGAACGGGATCGTCGTCGGGCGCGAGATCGAGGGCGGATCGGCTGCGCATCATCCGGGCGGATACACGACGGCGGACCCACGGATCATGCTCGCGCAGCTTGTCCCGCTCGTGCGGTTCGTCCGTCTCGTTCCGGCCTCGGCGATCTCTGACCCCACCGACACGCGACACTGAAGGCTGCGCACGGCGGCGACGGCGAGGGGTGTCCAAGCGGGCACCCCTTTTGCTTTGCGGCTCCAGGCGGCTCCAGGCGGGCGCGCCAGGGCGATCTAACGGGCGACGGTGCGATCGATCGGCCCCAGGCTCGACGTGAGGCGTCGAAAGTTCGCGACGTGTTCCGGCTTCAGCGCGTCGGCGGCAGCAAACAGCGGTCGATGATTTTGGTCAGCATGACGTTCCGCACGTCGGCGTTGTGGTCGAACACCCAGGCGATGACACCGAGGAAAAGCACATTCAGAACGATCAGGAGGAGGAACGCGGGCGGCAACACGCGGATGAGCTTTTCGCTGACCGAGATCAAAATGCTGTTCGACGACGGCGCGATCGATGGGTCGGCCATTACGGCGACGCTTGCAAGGCGATCATGGCGGCGATCAGCGCGGCGACATCCTCGAAGCCATTCGGCGGCGTGAAGGTGCCATCGGCGTAGCGCCAGCCGTAGGACGGGCGCGGGTCGAGGCCGTCGATGCGCACCCATTCGGCGCGCAGCGCGAACAGGTCAGCTGGATCGAGATGTTCCCACTCGGGCAGGGGCGTGAAGGTCTGCGTCACGAACCCGGCGCGGACGCAAGCATAGGTCGTCATGGCAACCACCTATACTGGATCATGCCCCCGGCTCCGTGTCCGCCCGCGTAATACGTGTTGAGGTTCTGTGTGTCATAGGCTCCGGCTCCTCCGGCTCCAGGTCCGAGTCCGGGCGCGCCCCCTCCGTTTCCGGCGCGGGCGCCGCCGCCCCAGACACCGGGTCCGCCGTATCCGGTCGAGGCGTAGACACCGGACGCGATGCCGTCTCCTCCGAAGCTGCCATATGAATTGAGGTCGCCACCGCTGGCGGACCCGCCGATGCCGCCGTGCGAATTGGTCGGAACGTCCCAGAGCGAGGGCTGTCCGCCGTCCGCCGTCACGCTCCAATTCGACGGGAAGGCGAGCGAGGTCGCGGTGCCAGGGGCCTCGACGGTGCCGCCGACGCCGACGATCGCGGTCAACAGTGATCCGGGCACGACGGGGCGTTGCGCTTCAGCGTAGCCCCCGGACCCGCCCCCGCCGCCGGAGCGATAGTTGGTCCCGTCGCTTTGCGCGTGCGCGCCTCCGCCCCCGGCGCCGACAAGGCGGAACGCGATTTGCGTCGCGTAGTTCGGCACCAGCAACGATTGCGTGATCGTGATCATCGAATAGGCGCCAGTGAACAGGTTCGCCAGTGCCCTCAATACCTGCGTGTTATCGGCTTTGTCCGATGTCAGACCGCCACGCGAGACGATCGACATCAGTTCCTCTTGTATTGAGTTGAGCCAGTCGAATTCGACGATCGTCGCGGATTGCCCGACGTTGATGTTGCCCGGTGTGAAGTAGCCTTCGGGACCGAACGGCTTCGGCGTCGGGAGCGAGGTCGAGGCGGACGGATTGTCAATGCGGTGCATGTTCGTCGGCTCCGTTCGGTTTGGCGGCGCGCGGCGCGGCGGGCGATTGCTGCACGGCCTGGATTTGTTCCATGATCCGATTGATCAGCGGAGACGCGAGGCGCCAGGGCGCTTCACCGAGCGCACCCAGGACCATGTTCCATTGCTGCGCGTCGAGCGTGATCGTGATCGGCTGATCGGGTTGTATCGGTTGCGGTTCCATTTCATATCCCTTTCGCGACAAGGCGCGCGTCGATGTTCTTAATCGCGTTGACGACGGCGGCGAGGATCGCGGTGTCGGTCGTCGCGAGCGTCGGCGTGTCGGTGTCGAGTGTGCCGCTACCATCGGGCAACGGTGATCCGATCACGCGCACGGCTTCGGGGATGATCGGCCGGACCTGTTGCGCGCTGAAACCGATCTCGGGCGGATGCGATCCGGTCGGAACCGGCGAACCGTCCTCCATCATCGCGTCGGCGGGCGGTTGATGCGCGATGCGCGTGAAGTTGATCGGCTCCAGCTTCAACACCTCGGCGAGACCCACCGTCGCGAGCGCGACATCCGTTTTCGCGCGTTCGTCGGAGATGTTGACATATGCACCGTTGCCGCCCATCGGGCCAATAGCGTTCCACGCCAAATTGTCGGGCGCGAGGCGCATGTTCAGAAGCGGCCCCGAAGGGGAATACCACATAAGCGTGCCGCTGGAGATTTGCCAATCCCAATACCAGCCCGTCGCCATTTGCATGATGCGATCGGCGGGGTTTGAATAAACGCCGAACTGGGAACCCAACGCTCCGACAAAAAGCCCGGCGCCCCCATACAGGGCGCCGGTCATATAAAGATTGCTGCTCGGGTCGATGTAGCCCCTCGACGCGGAGGGCGCCCCGTTGCCGTCCGCGTTGCCGAAATAAAGGGTATTGTTGTAGTTCCAAAAACCGACGTTCGCCATGGTTCCGGCGGTTTGGTAGGAACCGACGAAGGCGTTGCCGCCGGAGGCGCGGGCCATGATGCCTTGCCCCCCATTGATATTTCCGTCGAGGTAATAATTTCCCGACTTGTCCCACAGGACCGAACAGACCGATCCGACCGCTCCTCCAGCGGCGCCGCTGGCTGATGAGATGTTGAGGGTCACGTTGCCGGTCGCGGCGTCCTGCCAGAATTGCGCGCAATACCCGGCTTGCAAAAATTTCCAGGCGGTCCCCGGCGCGGGAATGTAGGAGTTGAAACAATAGTGCCCGATCGTGACGAATTCGTTCGCGCTCAACCACCCCGGCTTGAAAGAGTCGGTCGGGACAATCGCGGCGTTGGGCAGCGTCATGTTGCCCTTGTAATTGAACAGGAAGCTCACCCCTCCGGTCAGCGCCCCACCCGCCGCGCCAGACGCGTAAACTGAAAAAGCCATGTCGCCAGCTGGCGTGACACCGACGCCGCCCGCGTAGCCAGCGGCGAGATACTTGAAGGGGTTCGCGCCCGTCGCGCCGTAGACGTTCCAGCTTACCCCGGCGTTGAGCGCGAAGGTTTGCGCGTTGGAAAACAGCGTCGGGACACTGACATCGCCGGGGATGGCGACGGTGCCGATCGACACGGACCCGCTGATCTGGCCTCCGACGATCGGCAGCACCCCGACCCAGGCGGCGCCCTTGCGCCCGTAGGTGTTCGTGTTGTTCGGCGCGTCGGTCAGATGAGCGGCGGCGATCGCGTCCGCGTATTGCTTCGAGCAAGCGCCAAGCGGGTTCGTCGGATCGGCGGCGAGGATCAGCGGGCCGGTCAGGGTTCCCCCGGCGAGGCCCAGCACGGCGGCCCAGGCCCCGTTGTATCGGCCATAATAAAAGCTGTCGGCGGGCGCTTCCGGGATGCCGCCGCCGCCGACGCCAGCGTTCGCGTCAACGTAACCTTTCGTCGCGGGCATCATCGCGTCGGTCGGATCGTTGAACAGATACATGACGCCAGTCATCCGCGCCCCGGCGAGCGGGAGGAACGGCGAACCGGCGACCTGACCTTGCAACGTCGTGATCTCATTATGCGCGGTCGTGAAATTGTCTCGCACGCTTTGCGTCGTCGGCGTGCCGAAGATCGGCTTCGTGATGTCGATTTGCGAGGTCATGTGCTTGCCACCTTTTGATCCCAGATCGAGTCGCCAACGTCCCAGATCGACTTGCCGTCGTCCCAGATCGCGGCGTCGATCCGGTATGCCCAGATGATGTGCGAACCCGCTGGCTTCAGTCGCTCGACGACGCATTGCAGGAGGTCGGACAGATAATCGGCGAGCGGTTCTTGCGCGGCGGACGCGGAGGCGCGGAACCAGACGACGGTATCCTCGCCCTCGACGATGATGCGGAAGGTATAGGCCCAGGCTTCGTCATAGAGCGGATCGCCCGCGCGCCCCTGCGAAGCATAGAACGGTTTGAATGTTTCGACGGTGATCTGATAGCCCAGGCTCGCGGCGAGATGCACGAAGTATTCGATCGACGATCCGCCGCGCCCGACGAACTTTCCGCACACGGCGGCGGTGCGCGCCTGGAGCGTCGCCAGCGGGCCGGTGCACGGATCGGGGAGGCCAAGCGAGGCTTCCCATTCCGGTAGCATCTCCGTCGTCGTGCACGGGAACGCCTCGATGATCGCGTCGTTCGCGCGCATGTGCAGCCGCACCCAGGTCGGCATGAGGGTCAACAGATCGGCGGATTGCACGGCGCCCCAGCCGCGATGCCAGACGCGGCCACGCGGGAGGAGGCGGAGGAATTGTTGCAGATAGTCGAAGGTCGAATAAACCGGGGCGAGCATTACGTGACCGTCAACGCGCCCATGATCGGAAGCGCTCCAGGCGGCGCGACGACGGGATCAGCGGGAAGCGCCATCGAAAAGTGATTGATCCCCGGCGTCGCCAGGATCGCCTGATACATGTCGGAGGGATAGACCGTGCCTCCGACCTCGCCGACGATCAGGAACATGTCTTGCAACGCGAGCACGATCTCCGCTTGCATCTCGGGCGTGTTCGGATCGAGCACATGCAAGGTCACGTCGATCGGGAACGGCACGGGCGCGGAGACATACACGAGCGTGGTGATCGGCTGCACCGGCCAGATGTGATCGGCGACGGCAAGCTGATCGCCGGTCGCGGTCACGCCGCGCGTTTCCTCCGTCGCGCATCCGTCCGATCCGACAGGGAAGCCACCATTCGCGGCTTCGGCGTCGTCAAACATCGGATAGACGATGACGGTCCCCGGCCCGTAGCCGCTGGCGGTGATCCACACGCGCGAGCATCCCGGCACTTCGAGCGCCCATTCGATGTAATCGGCTTCCGATCCGCCTTGCGGGGGCGCGCGATACTTCAGCAACATGCGCGAGCGGAACGCTTCGGTTGATTCCTGGTCCGATCCGCCCGTGAGCGGACCCACGGTCATGCCCCCGGAATTGATCCCCGGCACCGGGCTGTCGATCGCGATCGGCACGGGCGCGTCGGCGTTCGTCGCGGCGCCCATCACGGCGGCGAGGATGGGCACGGTGACGAAGCCGCCAGCATCGACGAAGGCGCCTTCCGTCACGGTGTAGGGGGTGCCGTCCTGGCGGGTCAGTCCGATGCCGGTCGCGAGACCAAGCCCCGGCGTTCCAACGAATTGCGCGAACCCGGTCGAGGGCGTCGCATCCTTCCGATAGATTCCGATCAGCGCGGCCCAGGCTTCGAGATATTCGTCGGTCGCGGTGAACGGAACCGACTGTTGCATGATCCAATCGAGGTAACCGTAAACGCTATATGCGAGGCCCGACATCACCCAGGCGAGCACACGCAAAACGGCGTTGCGCAACAGTCCGTCGAGGCCGGGAACCCCGGAGGTCGTGATGTCCTGCACCGCCTGATTGCGGAGCGTCGTCAGAGGCGGGCGGGCGAAGGGCACCGGGTCATCTCCTCACGGCGACGGGGACGGGTTGCGCGATCAGCGGCGGCGGCACGCGCACGGGCGAGGGCAGCGCGGCGAGGCTTTGCCACGCCCAGCCGAAGGTGAAGCGGGTCACGCTGCCATCCGGCTTCAGGATCGCGATGCCGATGCCCAGGAGCGTCGAGCCGATCGCTTCGCCCAGCCAGGACGTGTTGACGGCGATCTGTTTCGCCACGCCATCCTCGACGAGCCACTGAAGCGACTCTTCGGCGTAGCGGCGCGCGAGGCCCAGCGTGTCGCGGGTCTTTTTGGCGCGTTCAAGCTGCCACAGGTTCGATCCCAGCGGCGTGTCACTGTAAACGTCGGCCCACCACCCGCGTCGATCGCTCGTGCCGTCGGTCGGCGTGAAGTCGGGCGTCGCGAGCTTGTCCGTGAACAGCGACACGAGACACGCGGTTTCGAGGTCTTGCCCGGTCTGGAGGTCGCCATCGGCGAGGCTCCAGTCGCCTTGCGCGTTGCGGTTGTCCCACAGGATGAAGATGTCGCCACGACAGTCGGCGACGGGCGGCGGCGAGACATCGGCGGCGGGGACGGGCAATCCGACGATGCCCTCGATCCACCCGGTCATGCGCGAGCCTCCAGCACGGCGACGCGGGCGGCGAGGTCGGCGATCGTCGCGCGCATCTCGGCGATCAGGTCGGGCGGCGCGTCGTCTCCGGGGCGCGTCTCGGCGAGGCCGACGCCATCCCATTGCGAGTGTCCGATCCGGGCGGTGATCGTGTTGTCAACGTATTGTTTCGTCGCCGCTTCCAACGGGGCGGCGGGATCGGCGATCAGCGTAACAGCCTGATTGAATTTAATTACCGACCCATAGAAATTGAGCGGCTGATAGGAACCGACCCCGCTATTATCTACACCTTCGATTGATATGCCACCTGGGCCCGCGACGAAGCGGACACCTGTGGTCGCGCCGTTGACCAGTAGCCCAAGGGCGTTGTCGGCCACGGAGATTTTAAGGTTCCCGGTCATCACGTCGCCACTCTTGGCGACCTTCTCCGCGTCCACCTCGGCGATCGCGCCCTGCACGTTCGTCGCGGCGACGTTCCCAGCGGGCGCGAACGATACGCCAGATGCCACGGTGCTTCCGGCTGGCCCCGTCGCGCCCGTGTCACCCTTCGGCCCCTGCGGGCCGGGAACGGTCGAGGCGGCTCCGGTCGCTCCGGTGTCGCCCTTCGGTCCCTGCGCTCCCGTCGCTCCGGGCGTTCCGGCGACGCCCTGGACACCCTGCGGCCCCGTCGCTCCGGTTGGTCCGGGCACGGTGCTGTCGGCTCCAGGCGGTCCCTGCGTCCCCGTGGCCCCGGTGTCGCCCTTCGGTCCCGTCGCTCCGGTCAGTCCGATCGGGCCTTGCGGTCCCTGTGGTCCGGGCACGGTGCTGTCGGCTCCAGGCGCGCCGGTCAGTCCGATCGGTCCCTGCGCTCCGGTGGCTCCAGGCGTTCCGGGCACGCCCTGGACACCCTGCGGGCCTTGTGGTCCGGGCACGATCGAGTCCGCTCCGGGCACGCCCTGCGGTCCGGTCGATCCCGTAGCCCCCGGCGTTCCTGGCACGCCCTGCGGGCCTTGCGCGCCAGCGGGTCCGGTTGGTCCTGGCACGGTCGAGTCCGCCCCAGGCGGTCCCTGCGTCCCTTGCGATCCCGTGTCGCCCTTCGGGCCTTGCGCTCCGGTCGCGCCAGCGGCTCCGGGCGTTCCGGCGACTCCCTGCGGCCCCGTCGCTCCGGTTGGTCCCGGCGCTCCGGTCGCTCCGGGATCGCCCTTCGCTCCAGCGGGTCCAGCGGGTCCGGGCACGGTCGAGGCGGCGCCAGCGGGTCCGGTCGCTCCAGCGGGTCCAGCCGGTCCCTGCGGCCCTTGCGGTCCGGTCGGGCCGGGAGGTCCGGGCGGTCCCGCTGATCCTCCTCCCCGGTTCGCGTCGCAATATGACTTCGTGACGACTTCGTTCGACGCGACGGGATCGTGCGACATCGTTTGCCGCCCCTGGACATCGACCAGCGGCGTCGTGACCTTGACCCCTTCCTTCGCGTTGACCTCGACGGTCGGGACCGTCGTCGTGTGCTTCGTGCTCGCGCTAACCTCGATGTTGCCGCCGTTGGCGAGCTTCAGCACGCTTTGATTGTCGGTGTTGTCGTAAAGCGCGACCTCGCCCGACTTCAGGTTGCGCAAGCGATGCTTTTGATTGCCCGTCGCGACGATGACGCCGTTCGATCGGTCGCCGGAGGCGAACATCGCCATCGCATCGGATCCCGGTTCGGCATGCGAGGCGAGGCCGTAAATCTGGAGCACCGGCATCGCGTCGATTGTTTCAAGCGGGAACCCGCGCACCTGTGCGCGGTGGATCGGCCCGGTGTCGTCGGTCGCCGTGATTTTCATCGGCATCACCGACATCATCACGCGGCGATACAGACGCGCGGTCGCGGTCAAAGGCTGATCTCCTCCTCGGTCAGCATTTTGTGCTGTGGCGCGGGCGGGTTCGGCTTCGTCGCGTTGTTGCGGTTCACGTCGTCTTGCGTGACCAGCACGTTCGGCGATGTCGGCTCGACGGTGAAAGCCTCTTTCGGCCACAGCGACAGGTGCGCGTGCTGTCCGCTTTCGTCGCGCAGATAGGTCACGGTGCCGATCAGCCAGTCGCGATGCTTCAGCTTCAGCGCTTCGGCGTCGATCGGGGCGAGATAGTTCGGCGACCACAGCTTACCCGATGCGTCGCGCCACGCGTCGGTCGTCACGCTGAAGTTGAAGCTCTGGCCCCAGCGGCGATTTTTCTCCCAGGCGGCACGGTCGCCCGCGATCGGACGACCCATGTCGAATTGTTCACTGATGACGTAGAGCTTGCGGAAGCGTGGGCTTCCGTCCGGGCGGCGCAGCGCGGCCATTTCATCGTCGCGCACGATCTCGCCAACAGTCGGAAAGTTTTCGCCCGCGTCGGTGCCGAGCGACATCATCGCGATCAGGTGGCCTTCATATTCGGAATAACGCTGATCTGTCGAAAACATCACGTCGGCGGTCTCGACGTTGACTCCGATCCTGAACCCGGACGCCATCGACACCTTTCCGACTTCGGAAAGCATGATCGAGCCATCCGGCATGTCGTAAGCGATCAGCTTTGAATATCTCGTGATCCGGTCGATGATCTCCCACACGGTTTCGCCCAGGTTGATGTTGAATTGGGGAATTGCCCTGAAAGGCCCCGGCGCGTCGCACTGGACGGTCACGCCGTAAGGGGCGGCGAGCGCGCGCACGATCGAGAGCACGTCGCCGTTGCGTATCTGGAGTCCTTGCGTCGGCGTGTTGCCCGCGCTCGTTTTTTTGACGACGGCGGAGCAATCGACCAGATCCTCCGACATGCTCCGGCCCTCGACGCGGATCGTGTGCTGTGAAGCGCTGATCGCGGACGTGTAGCGGTCAACGTATCCGGTCAGCACGAGATCGGAACCGATCTTGACGGTGCACGGAAACCCCGGCTTCAGGTCGATGTCGGCGGCGTTCGGATAGCGCTCCGTCACCTCGATCGAAAAGCTCGCGGGGATCGCGGCGAGCGGGCGGGTCACGGAGACGCGCTGCCATCCGGTGATGGTCTGATTGCCCACGGTCAACGACAGCACGTCGGCGGCTCCGGGTGGCGGGCCGTGCGTCGTGACACCGTGCGCGATGGCGCCGATCGCGGCGCTCATTTGTTCAACGCCGCGAAGCTGGTCGGCAGGAACAGCGGATGCGGCGGGTCGGCGGACGCGACAAGCCCCGGCTCGCGCGGCGTGTCCTGGTAAAGCGTCCAGGCTTCGGCGAGCGATGGCATCGATTGGCGCGTGTCGATCTCGACCAGCCACGCGAGGTTCGCGCCGCGCACCGCGAGGTCCATAGCGACGGCGGTTCGCAGATCGGTCAACGCGCGGAAGGTGGCATCGCGACCGGAGTCGCCTGCGCGGGTCGCTTCGGCGTCCAGGGCGTCGCACACGGCGACGCGGAGCGACATCGCGTCCTGATAGCTGACCGGCCCATACGTGAGCGTGGCCGTGGCCAGGGCGGCGCACGCGCTGCATCGGAGGTTCGACGCGATCGCGTCGGCGGCGTCGCGGGCGCGGGCGGCGAGCGGACCCGCGCCGGGGATGGCGGGCGGTGTCCAGGCGGCGAGCGACAGCAACATGCGGATCGCGTCGGCGGGATCGGCGGCGGACGCGGCGAGGGCTTCGGCGAGCGCGACCCCGGCGGCGGCGAAGGCGTCGGACTCCGTGCTCACAGAAAGCTCGCGAGACGGTTGACCAGGGCGGCGCCACCCGTGACGGCGGATCGCGCGGTCGTCGCGGCGCTCAAAAGCCCGCCGATGGTCGCGCTCGCCTTTTGCAGCGTGTTGCGGCTTCCGGTCGCGTAGCGTCCGAAAAATCCGGTCAGGCCGCGCACGCTGTTGAACACCCGCGTCGCGTCGCCGACGATCGAGGTCGCGATCGAGGTGTAATGCGTCACGGTGTTGATGGCGGCTTTCGCGACGGTGCCGATCCGTTGAAGCGTCGAGCCCAGGTCGGAAGCGGAAGCGATGTTGAGGTTCGCGGCGGCTCCGGCGACGGCTTGCGCGGTGGCGATGATGGTCGAGGGATATTTCACGTCGCCGGCGAGGATGAAGGCGAATTGAAGCTCGACGACGCGGCCCCGTTCGCGGCGATCGGCGCATGCGAATTCGAGGAGCACGCATTGAATCGAGCCAAGCGTCGGATGCACGAGCGTTCCGGCGCCGGATTGCTCGACGGCGCGAAGCATCGCGTCGCGCTGTTGATAGCAGTCGTCGCCGACCAGGAACGCCTGGATCGTGAAGCGGCGCGGGAGCTTGCCTAAATCCTCGGCCCAGGTGTCGTCGCGATAGGGGTATTCGTGGATCGCGACGCGACGGCCTGCGGCGGTGTCTCCGGCGTCGAGCACGAAGCCCACGCCGCGCCAGCTTCCGGGTTGCAATTGCTGCGCCCACGTTCCGCCCGACCAGGACAGGCCCGACGTGTCGAACAATTGCGAGGCGCCGAAGCTCTGCCCCAGGCGGGCGACATCGTTGATCAGCGATCCGCCCGCCGAGACGACGCGATTGACCCCGCTGATCGTTCCGCTGATCTGGCCCAGGATGCCGCTCATATCGACTCCATCGCCTGATGCTCGACGCGCACGGGCGCGACGTTGACGGCGCCCGATCCGGTCGCGGTGACGGCGGAATTCGGCGGCGCGTTTTTATGCGTGATCGAAACATCGACGGCGCCGTTCGGCGGTTGCGGCGGCGGCACGGTCACGGGCGGGGCGAGGCCGGTGCGAACACCAGCGGCGATCTGCGCTTCCGTCAACCGTCCGGGTCCGGTTTCCTGCGGCTGCGCGGCACGCACCCAGGCGGCGGCTTTGTCGGGATCGCGGATGTCGAACGGCTGATCCTTTCCGACGTGCAGGGCGTCGGCGAGCTTGTTCACATACTCAGGCGTCGCGGTCTTGTTCCACTCGCGCGCCATCATGTCCACCGTCGCGAGGTGTCGCTTTTGCTGATACTCGACCAGCTTGCGCACGCTGTCGGCGACGCCCTCCTCCATCGATCCATAGGTGCGGATCGGCAGTCCGCCCGGTGTGGTCGCGCGTCCGCCGTGCCAGTTCGATCCGGGCGTGAGGTTCATCGGATTGTTGGCGTTCCATCCGGTCTGGATCGCCGCGCCGCCAGCGGCTTGGTTCGGCACGGCAACGCCTTTGTCGATCAGCGCGCGGCGCGCGGCTTCGACGCTTTCGATGCCAAAATGCCCCTGGTCGTTCGATCGCCACGAATTGCCCGAGACCATCCCCCATTTTTTCGCGAGCGCATCCTCGATCCTCGGGTCGAGCGAGATCGCGCGCTTGCTGCGAACCCCGCGCCCGATCTGATTGATGTCGATCGCGGCACCGATCGGATGGCCGCTCGCGTTGTGCGGACGCTCGCCAAGCGTGCCGCTGTCGGGTCCGATCTGCCCTCCGGCCTTTTCGTAATCGTCAATAAAGCCCTGGAAGTTCGGCGCGAAGCGCGCATCGACCTGGAACTTGCGACCGCTCGCGGAGGTAACGGTCGCGAGTCCGGTTCGCGCGATCGGCGTTCCGGCTGGCGCGTCGATGCCGCCTGATCCTCCGGCGCTGCCGCCGCCAACCCCTCCTCCGGCTCCAGGCGGGCGGACGATCGCCTGTTGCACGTTCGGCGACGGCGCTCCGGCTTGCACGGGCACGCGATACGCGGCGGGCGTGTAGCCTCCTCCTCCGGCTCCTCCTCCGCCCATGCCCCCGGTTCCGGTGATATGGTCGAAAGCATCCTCGAAACCCTTCGTCACGGCGCGCGCCATGCTGTCCCAGAATTCGCTGCCCCCGGCGATGCCAGCGGCGGCGGGGCCTCCGGGATGATACGCGGCGGGCGTCACCCCTCCGGGCAGGTATCCGCCGCTCGCGCTTTGCTTCTGGATCGCTCCAGGCGGGCGCGCCCAGGCTCCTCCGGGTTCGGTGTTGTCGCTCGGCTTCGGTGTCCAGGCGCCACCGGGAACGAAGTCGGGTTGCTTCGGATAGCTTGGCACCTCCCCCGGCTTCGGCATCTCGCTTGGGTCGTGCTTGCCTTCCCAGAAGTCGGACATCGTTTTCTTGACGCGCTCGAAGCTCTTGCCCACCGCGTCGGCGAGATCGACGCCCGCTTGTTTAATTTCATCCCAGTGTCGGACGATCTCGATCGACAACCAGATGATCAGGCCCAGAGCGCCCAGGATGCCCAGACCGGCGGCTCCTCCGACACCGACGACACCGAAGGCTTGCGCGACGGTGGCGATCGACGACGCGATCCCGATCGCCCACTTCGCCGCGAACAATCCGGCGATGACCTCGACGGCGGTTTTCACGGTGTCGAGGTTGTTGCTGACCCACACGAGCGAGTCGGCGACGGCTTTGATGCCAGCGGTGAAGGCTTTCGCCGTCTCCGGGTCGGCGAGCCATTTGGCGAAGCGTTCCGACAGTTGATCGACGGCGGCGAGGATCGCGGGCGTGTTCTGTTCGACGAAGATCGCGAACTTCTCCAGCAACGGCCCGAGATGTTTCGCGATCACCGGAGCGATCTGTTGCCCCAGGCGGTCGAAGGCGACACCGATGCGGCCCTGCGCTTCGGCGAAGCGCTGGAGGCTGCTTTTCTGATCATCCGTTAAATCTTTGTATCGTTTAACGTCGTCGGCCCATGCGTCGAAGCTCTTGCTCGACTGGCGGAACGTCTGAATCAGCTTTTCGCCAGACGATCCCAGGAGCGCGTTCGCGGCGGCGGCGCGATCGGCGGGATCGGGTAATTCGTTGATCTTGCGGATCAGTTCGGGCAACAGGTCGGTCGAGGAACGGATGACCCCGTTCGCGTCCTTCAGGTTGATTTTGAGCTTGTTCGCCCACTGCCCGGTGGCGGCGGCGTTCGCGCCGCCGATGTTGAAGTCGGCGAGCTTGTCGTGCAGCCCTTTGAGGCTTTCCGTCATGTCGGAGGCGTTGCCCCCGGCGAGGCGCGTCGCATCCTGGAATTGCTGGAGCTTTTGCGTCGTCGTGCCGATGTTGTCGGCGGCGCGCACAAGCTCGCGCGACCAATCGGCATAGCTCGACACGAGTTTGGCCATTCCGGCGATCGAGGCGGCGCCGACGATGGTCCCCATGACCGGGATGATCGATGTCAACGTGCGCAGCACGCTCGACGCGGCTTTGCCGATCCATTCGAACCCCGTTGCGACCTTGCGCAGCCCCGACACGTCGATGAAGCGCGACATCTGGCGCGACAGGCGGTCGAGCGGCGCGCGTGTTTGCGCGATGCGACGGTTGATCGCGTCGATCTGCTTCGTTGCGTTATCGACAACGGTATAGGTGACGGAATAACCGGCCATTTACCTTCGAGCCTGTTCCTGCGCGGCGCGCTCGCGGTCGGCGATCCGGTGCGACTGTTCAGCCCACCAGATCAATTCGGTTCCGGTCAGGCTCCAGGCGTCATGCGGACCCCAGCCCCAGAACCGCGTCAGGTCCGCGATCAGGTCGCGCCATCCCTCGGGGAAGGCGCGAGCAATTCGGACAAAAAATCGAAAGCCTCGTTTATTTGCGTGAACTTCAGTTCAAGCACGACCTCGCGCGGCACCCCGGCGACGGAGGCGATCAAAGCGATCTGATAGCGGCGCATCGTGTAAGCGTTCGGGTTCGCGGTGTTCAATTCGATCTCCGCGCGTTCCAATTGCTTGCCGGTCGGCTCCTCCAGGTGCAACGACGTGAAGCGCTTTTTCTGAAACGTCACGTCGATGTCCATGTCGAGGGTGCGCGCGATCGGCTCCTCCCCGATCGTCTCGAATTCGCTCGTGATCGCGTCCATTGTTTATGACTCCGATACGTCGATGCCGTCGAAGCGCACCTGAAACGTGCCTTCGGCGGCGCGCACTTCAAGCGCGGCGGTGTTCCACATGTTCGCCCCCGACACGACCTTGCCGTTCGCGAGCGTCACCATGACCTCGACGCAACGCATGTCGTTGAAGTCGCCGACGGTGATCGCGCCGCTGTCGCGCAACGTCGCTTCGATGAAGCCTTGCAAGGGCACTTCGCTGAACCCGTGCACGCTGTCGAGGCCGACAAGCGTCTCGCGCTTCCACCGCGCGGGGGACCATGTGACATCGGAAACGACCATGTAAGCGTTTCCGTCGATTGTCAGGCCGGTGATACCGGCCAGTCGTTCGCATGCGATCATCGGCATCGCGGGTTCCCCCTTAGCTCTTGCGGAATTGCAACAAAATGGCGATCTGGCGAAGCTGGTTCACGAGATCGACGGGCGCGAGGATTTTCACCAGTCCGTTGCCCGCGTTTTCGACGATGACGTTTTGCGAAAACGCGCGTGAGTTTTGCACGTAGCCCGCCGACTCCATCGCGCGATATTCGGCGATGACGGAGGCGCGGATCATCGGCGCGTTGACGCAATTCGACCCGGCCAGGATCATCGTTTGATCGCTGACCAGCTTTTTCCGGGCGTAGCGGGTCAGGAGATAGTTCGACAGGTCGCGCGCGACGAACATCAGGCCATACATCGTTTCGACATCGAGGTATGCGTTGTCGGTCGCTCCGGCGGCGTTCTTTTGATAGGTCGTCGCCATGCGCTCGACGATCACCGTTCCGTCGTCTCCGGTGCGGAACGTGCTCATGCCGTCATACAGGAGCGTGTTGCGCTCGCCCAAGGTCCAGCGGGAGGGGATCGGCGGCGCCTTCAGCGTCGTGTTGATGTATTGCAGCGGAAGGCCCGGATCGACGCGCAAGCTCGCGGCGGACGCGGCTCCGATCTCGGTCGCCCAAATCCAGGGCGGATCGGGGCTGTCGTTGTATGCGACGATCGACATGTGTTGATCGTTGCGACCGTTGCCGAACGTCGTGCACTCGCCGAGCGTTCCGCGATACGCGGCGAAGGCCCCGCCATAGATCATCTGTTCCCAAGACCAGCGGCCCACGTCGTCGGCCAACATGCCCTTGAGCGCGTCGAGGTTCGACGTGTCCGTGTATGGCGTGATGATGAAGTCGAAGGGCTGATCCGACAGGTTCGCGAGCGCGCCCCCGATGCCCGGATTGCCGGTGCCGCCCGCCATTGGCGTGATCGTCAACGTGACACCCGGCACGTCATATTCGCCGCCAGCGGCGCCGAGATAGTTCGCGCGGATGTCGATACCGTTGAAAGCGTCGCCCTTACCGATCGAGGTCAACGTGACATCGGCGGCGGCGGCGGTCGCGGTGACTTCGATGTTCTCCGTCGCGTTGATCGCGGCGGCGAGCGCGGTCGCGATCGCGGTCGCGGCGTCTCCGCTGGAGACAAGCGAGCGGACGCGCAACCCGCCGACGTAGACGTTCAACGTGCCAGATTTGGTCGCGGGACCGGCGATCGCGATCGATCCGGTCGCGGCGACGGCGGCGGCGTCATCCTCGACGGGGAGGATGTAAAGCGGGCCGAAGGGATCGCGGTCGAGGTAGCGGCTTCCCATCGCGTTGAGCATCGATCCGGCGCCGCAAAGCGTGAGCAATTGCGCTTTGCTTTCGATCAGCACGGGATGGTTGCTGACCGCTGTCCCGGTGATCGTGATCTGCCCGATCAGCAACGTGTTTTGAAGGACCGTCGCGGAATTCGCCTGCGAAGGGTCCATCTCGACATAGACGCCCGGAACCCGGTTCGATGTCGGATAGTAGGTGAAATTGATCGCCATCGCTTAGGACTCCCTGTGCGCGGGTTCGTGTCGCGCGTGCCCTCGCGGCGCGGCGCGTGCCGTTGGCTGTTCGGTCGTCACGTCGCCGTCACGAAGGCGACGGAGCCAAAAGGCGTCGTTGTCGGGAACTTCGCGACCTTCCTCCGGCAACACCGCCAGCGAGTGCGGATCGCGCACGGTGCGACCGGCCACGGGCTTTACCAGCATGATTCAATCCTCCGTTGATGTGTCAGGGTCGGGCCAAGGCCCATTGGTCGGCGGCGGATAGGGCGGCTCGCCGGTAGGCACGACGACGACGGCGGCGGGGATGCTTCCGGGCACGCCCACGGCCCCCGGCGCGTTGTGAATGTCCACCTCGACATGCTCCAGCGGCACCGAGAGGGGTTGCACCCCGTCGATGTCGGTGATCATCAGGTCGGCGCAAAATTCCCACTGGTAGAACAGACGCGCGCGGTCGAGGTCGAGGTATCGGGCACCCTGGAACCAGATGCCTTTCGACATGCGGCATCCGGGAATGAACAGGTTGAGCACGGAGGCGAAAAGCTGAAGCTCGATCTCCTCGAAGTTCATCGTCGGCGCCTGTCCGCGTCGATCGGTCTGCGCGTCGAGTTCGACGGCGACACCGATCGACTTGTGCACGATCTGTTGAAACCCGCCGCCCAGGATCGTGTTCGCTTCGGCTTCCTGGCCGAGCGGGAGCACATACGCGGCGGGCAGCGCGAGCGACGTGTTGTAATTCTTGAGGCCCGCGTAAAATTCGGCGGCTCCGGCGACGCGTCCGCCGAAAATCGGCGCGCACAGGCGCAATTGCGCGATGAATATGCCCATGATCGAGGGCGGCGCGAGCGCGTTCACTTCGACTCTTTCCAGGTCAACGCGCCTTCGAGCGCTTTGCGCACGCGGCGATCGAGGTCGGGCGCTTCCCGCGTCATCACGAGATCGAGGAACGGGCGCGGCTCCATCTCGCGGCCCTCGCCCCGCGACTTGGCGCGCGCTTTGCGGATCGGCGCGGACAGCTTGCGATGCTCGCGGCGCTTCGAGCTTCCGGGCGCCCCGCCAAAGGCCCCGGCTTCGAGCGGCGTCGCGTAGGGGGCGCGGGCGCGGACGGCGAAGCCCTCGCCCGACTTGAAGGGATAGGTCCGCAAGCTCGATCGGAGATCCCCGGACACGCGCACGGGCGGCGCTCCAGGCGACGACGCGGTATAGCGTCCAGCGGGTCCGAAATAGCTCCGGCCCCCGCCCTGGCTTTTGTTGATCAGGCGGGCGGTTTTGCTTTTCACGTCATTGCCGGCCGCGCGCATGAGGGCGCGCAATTCGCGCTTGTCGAGCGCGACGGTGCCCCAGCTTGTGACGGTCAGCTTCAGATCGCTCACCACCAGCCCCAGTGAGGTCCGCGCACGAGGCCAAACACGAGCACCAACAGGATGACGATCAGGATGATGCCCAGCGGGTCGCTCGCGCCGTAATATCCGGCGCGCCATCCGTAGCCGCCCCCGGCGAGGAGGAGCACGAGCACGATGACCAGGATCAGCGTCATGTCGGGTTCACTCCGGGCGGCGCGGCCCCGGCGCCGTCATAGGGTTCGGTCAACAGGGCGTTGCGGGTTCCGTCGCGGTCGTCGGGCGTGATCCGGGCGTGTTCAAGCTCGCACTCGATCTGAAGGAAGCGCTTGCGGCCTCCGACTTCCTTCGAGCGGCGCACGCGGAAAAGCTCCGATCGGATGCCGTCCGTGTCGGGGCGCTTCGTCGAGCGCACGATGACATCGATCGTCGGCAAATACTCTTGCCAGCGGATCGTGATCATGTGCGTCACCGGCTGGTCGACCTGCGTCGAGGCGTAAAACGTGCTCGCGAACGTCGGCTCGATCGAGGCGTGCACGGTGGCGATCGGCACCAGCCGTTCCTGCAGCGCGAGGTCGGCGGCGGGTTCCTGGTCGCGGCGATACAGGGTCACGAGCGAGCGCAGCGCGCCGATCCCCGTGGAGGCCGTCAGGGCGCCGGTCGGGTTATCGGGCATCGACACCCGTCAGGAGGTCGAGGAGGAGCACGAGCACCCCCAGGAGCGCGACGGCGGCGGTTGCCAGAAGCTCGATCCGCGCGCGGCTGAAGCGGCGGGGCGATCCGGTCATCCGCTGAAGGTCCAGACCCGGAACGGGTCGAGGAGGCGGTAAAACGCGGGCGGCATGTCGGCGGACACGTCGCCCCGGTTTTCGTAATGGTGCGCGGCGCCGGTCAGGATCGCCATGCGGATCGGCGTCGGGATCGCGAGCGGATCGGCGGCGTCATAGCCCGCCGTGAAGTCGATCACCATCGACTGTTGCGGGATGCGTGGCAGCAATTGCGGTTTGACGGAGACATATGCGGGATCGACGCCCAGGTTGAGCGTGTAATCCTCCGGGTCGGCGATTTGCATGTCGTCGAGCGGTCCCCAGGTGATTTGCTCGACGGAGATCGCGGGCGGGCGCGGAAGCTCGATCGGCGCTTTCACGAGCGGGGGCCAGTTGAGCGGAAACACGATCAGCGATTGCGGCACGAGCGGCGTCGCGGTCGGCGGCGGCGCCCAGGTGATGTTGTATCGCAAGCGTTGCGTGAACAGCGCGCGGTTTAAGTAGGCTTCCGCCTCTTGCCGCGCGCTGGTCACATACATCGCCACCAGTTCGTCGTCATAGTCCGCGTCGATGCGGCAATGCTGGCGGACAAGCTCGATCGATACCGGCTCCGTCGCGGGGGCCTCGACGACGCGCAACCCGCCATACATCGGCGCTATTTCCGCACGACGCCGGTCGGCTGGCGGACGGGCTGCGCGTCGCCCTCCGCCCCCGGCACGAACAATTGCAACGGCTGCGCGAGGCGCTTCGCGTCGAGGTCGCGCGCGGCATCGAACGGAACGGCGATAAGCTCGCCCGCCGTGTAATGCGCGAAGCGGCGCAAGGTCCGCATATGGACCAGTGTGCCCGGAACCACGGTCGCGCTCACGACCTATGCCTCCCGCTTCGCGTCGCTCCGGCTGGATCGGTGACGACGACACCCGTCGAGGGCGGCGCGGCGGTCGATCCGGTCGCGTTCGTCGCGGTGACGGTGCAAACAGCGGTCTGGCCCGCTTCGGCGCTCGTGACGGTGTGCGTGTCGCTGTCGGTTCCGACCGACGCGCCGTCGAGGGTCCAGGCGTAGGCGTAGGCGGTCGGCTCCCCGTCCCACGTCCCCATCGTGCACGACAGCACGTCGGCGGCTTGCGTGACGGCGGGGACCGTCGTGTTGACGGGCGCGGCTCCAGCGGGCGGCGCTTCGCCGGTCACGCCGAGGTCGGCGAGGCGGGCGGCTTCGTCGGCGCTGAAGGCGGCGGTTTCGCCAGCGTTATAGCTGGCGAAATGCTGATTGAAGGTCACGGGCGTTTCGCGCTCCGTCGCGCCCTCGACCCCGGTCGGCGCGGGTTCGCCACTTGGGTTCCCCGGCGTCGCGCGTCCGGTCGGGTTCTCCGGCGTCGCGCGATCGGCATCCTCGCGCGCGGCGGCTCCAGGCTTGCCCGCCGCGATGTCGCGCGCGCTGCGTTCAAGCTGCACCGACGCGCGCGGGTCGAACGTGCGCGGGATGTCGAGATGTCGCGGGTCGGGCGGATAGCGTCGCGGGGGGAATTCCAACCCCCCCGGCATCGAGCCGAGGGGGACGAAGCGCGGCGCGTCGTTTCGATCGTCTGGCATTGTGCGAAGCTCCTCCGATTATGCCGGGTCTTTGAGTGGCGGCGGCGCGTTCGCGCCGGTCGCCAGGGCGGGCCTGATGGCTCCGGCTTGCGACCATGTGGGGTTGAGGGGTTGCGTCGAGTAAGGCGCCCCAGGCGACCCCGGCATTCCGCTGAAGGCCCAGTCTTGCACGAGCAACACCACGAGCGACTGAAGGTGCCGCATGTTGCAATCGTGCTCCGCGATGACACGGAACAGCGATTGATCGCGCTGGAAAGCGGAGACCATCGACACGCCGTCGTTGTATGCGGCGACATCGGAGGCATCGACGACGACGTTGTATGTGTCGGCGATGATAAAATCCGCCATGTCAACGAAGTAAATTTCCGACGCCTTCGTGTATGTGCTCATGACCAAGTTCGTCGGGATTTGCTGCGTCAATTTGACGGGGTAGCCCTCGAATGTCCCCGCCGCCATCTCGTCTTTGAAGTAGAACCCGCCAACGGAGTCGCGGGCGGTCGCGATGAAGCGGGCCATCGTCGGCGCCATGATCCAGGTCGGGCGAAGCATCCGCGACATGCCGTTTTGCAACGTCAGGATCGCGGCGGACGCGGCGGCGAGGATGGCGGTCAGTTGATCTCCGGGCGCGGGCGTCGCGGGCATCGGCGCGATCGTGATGATGTTCGCGGGCAAGGCGAGATGCCGCATTCCGATCGGACCCTTGTCGGTTCCGTCACCACGGAGGAACGCCAAATCCTCGCGGCGGGCGACGGTTTGCACGAGATCGTCGCGCACCACCTCCTCGACTCCGATCGGCGCGCGGCGGATCAGATCGTTCGACACGGGAACCATCGCCGTGAGCTTTTTCGCGACAAGGTTCACGTCGTCGAAGCGCTCTTGCGACACGGCGATGTCGTCAAGTTCGTTCTGATACGCGGCGGTCGCTCCTCCGGCGAGGCGCGGGATCGTGATGTTGCCCATCGGCATCCCGATTTCCATCGGGTTTGATCCGCGAACGGCGGTCGAGGCGCGCAACAGTTCGATCAGGTCCGCCATGAAGTCTTGCGGGATCAGCGCGCCGCCTTCGCCCGTCACGCCGCTGTTGAGGGCGCGCGCAACGATGTCGTCGCCGAAGCGGGTCGCGATGAATTCCGACGCCTTTTGCATCGAAACCTTGTTATAGCGCGCGTGCATCAGGCCCAGCACGAAGCGCGCGGCTTTCACGCCCCGCTTTTCCTTCAGGCCCGCATCGGGATCGCGCTTCGCTTGCGCGGGGGTTCGCCGGCCACCTTCGCGCACGCGGAAACCGCCACGGGCGAGGCTCTTGTCGTCGTCGTCGGCTTCGGTGTCGCTGTCGTCGTCTCCGTTCGCGTCCGTCGCCCCTTCGGCGGCGGCTTGCATCGCGGCGGCGACGCGCTGGAGGCGTTGATCGATCGCGGCGAGTGCCGCCGACAGTTCGTCGAAGGTCGTCGATCCGGCTTCGTCGATCGGCGTTTCGTCCGTGTCTTTGTTGACGATGGCGCCCATTTTCTCGACGATTTCAGCGCGCCGACGCTTTAGGTCACGGTGTTTTTCTGACAAGCCAGCCATTGCGATTGTCCTATGTGTGCGCGGCGCGGGATCGCGCGGCGCGTTGATCCGATTTCAGTCGGTCGTTGCCAGTGCCAGTTGGAGCGCGCGTCGGCGGCGTGCTCGTGCTCTTGTTTGTTCTTCGTTGAAGGCTGTCACCTCCTCGCCCGAGACGGGCGGGGTGTCGGACGCGGTTGCCGTGCCCTCACCCGGCGCGGGCGCGTCCATCAGCGCCTCCGGGTTCGCGGGCACGGTGACGACGGAAAGCTCGACAAGCTCTTGTTCCTCGAAGTCGATCCCCGGAAACCAGTCGTCGGCTCCGCGCGCGGCGTCGCGCGTGTAGTCCCATTTCAGGGGGCGGAACCCGACGGAGGTCGCGGCGATGAAACCGGCGCGGGCGAGGCGATAGACGGACTCGGCGAAAGCGCCGCCTTCGGGCGTGTCGGCGGGGATGAATTCGATCGAGGCTTTCAACGCGCCGCCCTCGATCGAGACATCGAAGGCGCGACCGATCGGGAGGCGCGAGGCGTCGTGTCCCCAGAGCACGACGGGGTTGCGCTTGAAGTTCGTCAGATCCCATCCGGCGATCGCGATCGTGTCCTGTTCGCGATCGACATCGGCGGTCGAGATCGTGAAGCGCAGCGCGCGCGTGTCTCCGCGCTCCAGACCTTCGGCGGGGGCGATGATCTGCTTGCGCACGGCGATCGTCGAGCGCGTGACGTTGCGGCCACGGTTCAAGCTCTTGAATTGCGTCGCGCTAATTATCTGCATCGTCGGGCGCTCCAGGTTCCGGCGTGGTCGCGTTCGCCCCCGGCGCGTCATCGGTCACGCTTGGCGCGGTCGTCACTTGCGCGAGGTTGTCGGAGGGGACGGCGGTATTGAGCGGCACGCGGTATTCGTCGCCGTGCCCATCCTCGATCGGGTTCATGTTTTCGCGGGCGCGGACTTCGTTGCGCGACAGCCAGCCGTTGAGGGTTCCGACCTGATACGCGTTGAAGCGGGTCAACATGTCGCCGCGCGTCATGTCGTCGAAGTCGAACTTACATTCGAGCATCGATCGTTCGTCGTCGAACAGGAGATGATGATCGAACAATTGCTCGATCGCGTTCGCGATCGGCTTCAACGCGCTGTCAACGTATTGCTGGTTTTGCTGTTCGATGTTGTTCAACGTCGCCTTGTCGAGTTCGCCGAGGCGGTGCGGCGGCACGCCATACAGGCGGGCGATCTCTTGCACCTGGAAGCGGCGCGTCTCCAGGAATTGCGCCTCTTCGTTCGTGATCGCGACTTTGTTGAAGGTCATCCCTTCCTCCAGGATCGCGACCTTGTGCGCGTTCTGGACTCCGGCGTGCGTCTCGCGCCACGAATTCGCGACGCGATCGGATGCTTCCTTCGACAGCTTGCCGGGATGCGACACGACGCCGCCGATCTGTCCGCCCTGGCGGAACAGGATGCCGCCATGCTGTTGCGTCGCGAGGGCGAGGCCCACGATGTCTTGCGCGAGCGCGATCGGCGAGGCGCCCATGTAGCCGTCGAGCGACATGTTTTTAAGGTGGATCATGTCATCGGGCGGCACGACCAGCCCGTAACCCAGGCGGCGGCTGTTGATGCGATACCAAAGCTCGCCATCCTCCGACAGCATGATCGAGCAACGGTCGGGCGCGATCGGGACAAGCTCCACCGGGTTCGCGTCTTTGTCGCGCTCGACGACGATGAAGGCGTTGCCACGGAGGCAAAGCGACGTGCACATGTATGAAACGAATTCGAACCCGGTTTGCCAGCGGTTCGGACGGCGAAACAGCTTCGCGAGCGGATGCTGAAGCTCGCGGCGATAACCCCCACCGACCAGCGTGCGGCGGATGAACGGCTTCAGCATGGCCATGTCCTGGCTGATCATGCGGATGCACGCGTAAACCGCCGATGCCTGGAGCGCGGTGAAGGGCGTCACCGGGACTCCGGTGTTCGACGCGTAGCCACCGAGGGCGGCGTATAGCATCGGCTGCGGCCAGCCCAGACCGCCCAGCGTCGAGGTCACGGCGGCGCTGTCCTTCGTCTCGATCGACGGTTCGGTGCGCGTGGCGGTCGGGCGATCGGCGAGGCCGAGGCGCATCGCGTTGATCAGGCGTGCGACGGGTGATTTCATCCGAGTGTGATCAACCCCCTTGTCTCGTAAACGGAGGGCGCTGCGGCGAGATCGGTCGCTTGCGCGATCGCCATGATCAGCGCGATCGCGGCGTCGATCTTGTTCTCCGGGCGTGCTTTGCGCGGATACACGTTGTCGCGGGCGTCGGTGTGGCCGACGACGTTTCCGATGCACCAGCCCAGCGGGCCGTTCATGTCGTGTTGAATGCGACTGCCCCGGATCGCGGCTTCGAGTTCACGCGTCGCGGGGCTGAAGTTTTGCGCGTTCGATCGGAATTCGCGGCACGGCACACCGCGCGCGGTCAGGCGTTGCGCCATGTGCACGCTGTTGAAGGGATCGAAGGCGAGCGACATCAGGCGGAAGCGCGAATTCATGTCGAGGATGTCGGCCTCGATCGTGTGGAAGTCGGTTTCGTTGCCTTGCGTGATGATCAATTCGTTGTTCGCGGCCCACCCCGGATATGACGGGTTGCGCGCTTCCATCACGGCGGCTTCGTTGAGGTAACAGCGCGCGAACACCGTGAACATCAGCGCGTCGCGGCCCTCGACGGTGACGGTTTGCGGGAACACCGCGACGACGGCGGCGAGGTCGGCGCGCGAGGCGAGATCGACGCCGATGTAACATTCGCGGCCCTCGAAGGCGGCGATTTGAAGCGAGGCGTCGCCGCACGCGTTCCATGCGCGCGTTGAGAAAAGCGCTTCGTCGGCGCCGACCCACACGTTGAGGTGCCGCGTCCGGGCGGACATCTCTTGCGCGGGGTTGTTGCGGGCCTGTCGCATGATCGCGCGGATCGCGTCCGGTTGCACGCTATGGCCCCAGCCCGGATTTGCCTTGACCCAGGTCGCTTCGTCCCACGGATCATCCTGGTCGTCGATCGAATAGATGATGCCGAACAGCCGATCGTCATCCTGCCCGCCTTGCACGACGCGGAGCACGTAATCCCAGACCTGTTTTCCGATCCCGGCGCTGTTGCTGGTCGCGGTCGAGATCGACAGGAGGAACGGCTGATGACGCTTGCCCATCGCGGTTATCAGCGCGTCATAGACTTCGCTCGTGCGGTGCGATCCGATTTCATCGCACACGGCGACGGCGACGTTGAGGCCGTCGAGCGCCTTCGCGTCGGAGGAGATCGGGATGAAGCGCGAGGCGGTGCGTTCCTGGAAGATCGAATTCGTCAGCACGCCGACGCCCCAGGCGCGTTGCATGTCGGGCGAGCGGCGGACCATGTTCGACGCGGTGTCAAACAGGATGCGGGCCTGATCTCTTGTGACGGCGGCGGCGTAGCCCTCCGCTCCACCCTCGCCCTCGCCGAATGTCATATACATCGCGAGCGGCGCGGAGATCGTTGTTTTGCCGTTACCCTTCGGAACGAAGATGCCCGCCTGTCGGAAGCGGCGGGTCGTCGTGCCACGCTCCAGGAACCCGAAAATGTTACTATATGCGAACTTTTGCCAGTCCATCAGGCGGATCGGCTTGTTCGCTTCCGGGCCTTTGATGTTGGGCATTTGAGTCGCGAACACCATCGCGCGGATCGCGGCGGTGTCGTCGAACGACCAGCGGGTGTCGCGCTTCGATGCTTCGGCATGGTCGCGGATGAAGCGCTCGCACGCGGCGCGGGCGTGGATCGAGGCGGCGGCGGGATCGTCGGCGGTGCGCTTCGCATAGTCGAGCGCGTCGCGCGTGAAGCGGCGCGGATCATCACCGGGAGGAGGAGGCGCGGGAGGCTTACGCCTTGCCACCAGGGATTACCTGCAGCATGGCCCACGGGTCGGCGCGCACGTCGGCGGCGGCTTGTGAGTCGGGCGGCGGCGCGTAGAGCTTCAGGCGCGGACGCGCGGCGGGCGAGAAGCCCAATTCCTGCGCGGCGCGGAACATGGTTTGCGCGCACTTGTCGAGGATCACGTTGTAAGGCGACGGCTCCAGCCCGTTCGGGCCTTTCACCAGGAGCTTTAGTTTCGTGTCCTGGTCGAGCATCGCTTGCATGAGGCGCGCGGTGTTGTGGCGATCCTCCGCTTCGATCCAGACCTTCAGGATGCCGCGATCGATCAGCTTGACGACGCCCTTCGGCATGTTGGCGATCGCGTAGCGCCATCCGGCTTCCTGGCTTTCGGTCAGGTCGGGCGGCGGCTCCTCCAGGTCGCCCATCGGCACCGGCTCTTGCGCGCGGTCGCGTCCGTGGTTCGTCGCGTTGTATGTGCCGTGGAGCTTGTGCAAGGCGGTCGGCTTCGGGCGGCGTCCCATCAGCGATCACCAAACCCGATCGGGGCGAGCGGATGAAAGCGCCCCAATTGTTCCCAGAATTGCCGGGAGGCTTCGTTGAGCGCGAGACCATCCGGGATCACGACCTCACCCGTGGCCATGTTGATCCGTAGGCCGCACGACGCGAACGTGAGCCAGTGCGTCGGCTCGATCGCCTGGAACAAGCAAAGGCCACCATCCGCGACCAACGGTGATGTGGTGATGTCGCTCATGTGATCAGGGTCCGATCTCGATCGCCCAGGCGTTCGACGCGCGCTCGACGGCGCGCACGAGGCCCGGATAGGTTTTGCAAAGGCGGCGGATCGCGTCGCGCTCCATCGATTGCGTGCGATAGTCGTTGCATCCGCCCTTGTCGTGCCAGTGCGCGTTCTCCCAGAATAGATACTGCGCCGCAACGACCCCGCCATCATCGCGGATGCACCGGGCACAGAGTTCGTAATCCTCTTTCACGGGATATGTTTCGTCGAAGCGGGGCGCGCGATCGTCGTTGACGATCCCCATGCACGACGCGGTGACATACGCGCGCCAGCGGAAGGGCGCCCACGGGTAACAGGAGCGCGTCGCGCTTTCGGTCGCCACGCCCCAGATGCGGAATTCAAGACTCTCCGTCACCTCGAACAGCTTGCGGAATTCGGCGAGCCACGTCGCTTCGTCGAGATGGAGCTTGTGCGCGGAGCGCGGGAGGAGATGCGTCCAGCCCTGCGTTTTCACGTCGTCGTCGATCATCACGACGCGCGTCGAGGGCGCGTTGTCGAGGATGAAGTTTCGCGTCGCGGTGATCCCGCGCACGGTGTCGGGCACGGGCACGACGTTGCGGCCCCCTGCGGCGCGGTAGGCGGCGGCTTCGAGCGCGGGCGCATAGATCGTGCACGACGGGATCACGGCTTGCGTGCGCACCCTGCCAGCCCTGCCTTTCGAGGGGACCGCGACATGGATCGAGGAGGCGCGGCGCTTCGGCTTCGTCAACGGAGCACGACCCGGTCGGGCGGCATCGCGGCTTCGTGGCAGTCGATCGCCCATCGGACGTTGATCGCGGCTTTGTCGCGATCGGGCGGTTCCTTCGCCAGATGATGATCGGCGTATGCGTGAAACTGCGCCTCACAGGCGAGGAGCGCGGCGCGCATACGATCTTCCCAGGCTGTCATCGCGTGACGTGTTTCACGGCCCACATCACCGCCATCTCCGCGTTCGTTTTCGCCAGAGCCAGTTCGCGGCTCGATCCGATCGCGTCGCATTGCTCGATGAAGGCAAGCCCCAGGTCTTTGAGGGCGCCCATCTGGTCTTTTTCGGCGTCGGACAGCACGCGGTATTGATGGCGCACCACGTTGTTGACGGTGCGCGCGTCGGAAGCGCTGTCGATGGTGGCGCGCGGGTCGGTCGTGTCGATCGTTGGTTGCGGCGTGTCGGACATGTCTTACCCCTCGATCAGCTTCAGGACGGCGGCGGCGGTCACGACGCGTTGCGTGCTCACGTCGTCAAGCACGGACCCGCGCTTGTATCCGCCGCGTCGGACGGGAGTCAGCGACAACGCGACTTTGAGGCGTTCCCATTCGTCGAGGTCGGCGCACATGATCACGCAATACTCGCGGGCGGGTTCAAGCTGGAGCGCTTGCGGAAGCTCGCCCTCGCTCGATCCCTTGGCGGCGAGGTCGGCGGCGCTGAAGCCGATCGTCTCCAGGTCGATGCCCTGTTGCGCGAGGTCGGCCAGCTCGACGCGCAATAGCTCCGTATTCCAGGTCGAGTGCGCGGTCACTTCGTTGTCGGCGATCATGTATGCGCGCTTTTGCGCGTCGCTCCATCCGCGCGCGACGACAACGGGAACGTCGGCGATGTTCAATTGCTGCGCGGCGAGCACGCGCCCGTGCCCCGCGATGATCCCGTTCGCTTCGTCGATCAGGATCGGCACGGTCCAGCCCCATTCGCGGATCAGGCCGGCGATCTCCGCGATCTGCGCGGGGCCGTGCTTCCGGGCGTTGCGGACGTGCGGCACGAGCGCGGACACGTCGCGGCGCTCGATCTGGTCGGCGGGCCAAGCGGCGGCTTCAGTCTGGCCCATATTGGAAAGCTAAAAAATCAGTTGGGGCGCGGTCAGTGCACACGATCGATCCCGGTTTCGGACACCGTATGGGGGTCGATCGCGTCATCATCGCGCACCGACCGAGGCGCGCGAGGCGCGACCGAACCCACCGTCTTGCGTCGCCGTCTTGCGATCGTGGCACGGCTTCGTCATCGCCTGGAGGTTGTCCCAGGCATACATCAGCGCGTCGTCGCCGCCATGCGGCTTGCGATGATCGACGACGGTCGCGGGGCGATTGCATCCGCACTCGCACAATGGATGCGTCGCGAGATACGCGGCGCGGAGACGGAGCCAGCGGGCGTTGGAATAGTGCCGCACCTTGCTCTGGTCGTGCGCGCGGCGTCGATCGGCGCGCGACTGCCAACCGGGCGGATGATAGACCGGCGAGGCGATCGGCATCAGGGGCAGACCAGCGAAAGGCGATCGAGGGCAAGCACCAAGGCCATCGCTATCACGAACAGCCATGGGCCGCTCATGCGACGGCGCTCCGGGGGCGATCAGCTTCGTGCGCGTCGATCGCGCGTTGCATACTCGCGGCGAGGCTCGACACGATGTCGGGCGTGCATTGGCCGACGTGTTCACAGTCGAGGCGCGGCAACGTCACGCGGTCGAGGAGATGCACCAGGACCGCACGCCCACCGAGGTCGAGGCGCGCTTGCGAGCGATGGCGCGGCCCGGTTTGCGGCATCACGGGGAGCGCGATCGGATCGCAGATTCCCTGCCCTCGCGAGTAGGTCCAGACGATCCAGGTGCGGGAATTGCAGCGCACGACCGCGCCGCGCTCGTATCGGATGGGGTGCATGTTCGGGAAGCTCGGGCCGGGGCGATACACGCAACGGCTGCGAGGATGCCCGAATCGCTACCACCGATCGCGGAAAGGCGTCAATCAGGATCGCGACCCGGAAACCGGCGGAAACGCTGGAGCGATCCGCCCATCGTCTCACCGAGGGGACCGCCGTCCTAAACTTTTGGGACTTCGTTCGTCACACCGCCTCAATTGTTACGTGATCGATGCACCCTTTGGCCGCGCCCGGACAGGGTTCGCGCCAGGGTCACCTTTCCCGATCCATGAGTGTGCGGGCACTTAAATCGCCGCCGCCGCGATCCCTGGACGGGGGCGGGGCCGCTCCCATCGCGGTCCCCTGAAAGCCCCGATTCTCGGGTTGCGCGGGAATCCGGGGCGTTCCCGATTCGGTCCCGGTCGAGACTTGCGCACAATCTCCGGGTCGCGATAGGCGCCATGCCCTTTCCCGGCGCTCAGAGGCCCCCTACACGGCGCGGAGCATGACGCGGGGGCGACGACACGTCGAGGTCGCCCAGGCGCGTTCCTGCCCAGGCCGAGGCCAGCGCGCGCAGCGCGCGCACGGCGCGGTCGCGCTCCGTCTCCGGGTTGCGGCGATGGGCGGCGGCGATCGAGGCCCAGGATCGATCCTCGACGGCGCACGCGAAGCACAGCGTCGCGAAGTCGGCGCCGATCGCGGTGTGCACCACGCGGAGGCGCGTGACGGTCGCGAGGAGGCCCAGGACGCGATGATGCGGGTCGATCGCTCCGCTGACCCGATAGCCTCCAGGCGATCCGCCAGCAGCGAGCACACGGCCCCAGGCGTCGCGATACTCGACGGCGGCTTGCCAATGGCCCGACGTGATCCGGCGCGAGGCGAGGAGCGCGTCGAGGCGCGTCCGCACCCTCCAGCCCTGGCGGAAGGTCACGGCATCGACACGCGGCGGATCGATGTCGTGATGATGCTGGCGGTACGCGTCGGATGGCTGGTTGCTCATCGCGACAGGACCGCGACCAGGACGATGGCCGCGATGGCGAACGCGAAGCCGCCCACGAACATCGAAAATGCGCCGGGCGACATGGGCTTCCATTCGTCCCGCATGACTGGCCGCGTCGGCACCGGGATGGACAGTGGCGACGCGGCGCGGCGCGCGGGGTAGACGTGGAACGGCGCTTGATGTCGGATCGGCGGATCATTTCGGTTCATCGGTGGTTGCTCCTTCCTCGGGCGGCGGCACGGGCACGACCACCCGGCCGATCGCGTCGCCGAGTTCCGGCTGCGCGGCGCGTTGCTCCAGCGTGAGGCGGACGGGCGAGGCGGATCGCGACGCGCTCGAAGGGTTCGACGGGCTGTCGAAGCTCGCGCTCGATCTCGTGCAACGTGTCGTCGATCTCGACGGCGCGCTGTTCGACGGGGTTCACCGTCGCGGCTCCAGGCCGACCCATTTTCGGACGCGATTGCACAGCCCGCACGGCTTGCGGACGATCTGCGGCGGCGGCGGTGACGGCGGCGGCGGACGGTGCGCGGTTCCGGGTCCGCGCCAAGCGCTAGGGGGCGTCGGGTAGGTCGGACGCATCGGGAGCGTCCATCGCGGGCGGTGTGGCGGCATCGGCTGATCCTCCGGGTTTGTGCACGACGCGGCGCACGCGGCCATCGAGCAACGTCACGTCGAACGGCGGCGGGCCGAGGTCGATCAGCCCGGGCCCCTTCGGGAGCGGCAACCAGCCCTCGACGGGGTGCACGTAACCCCACGGCAATCCGTCGTCGCTCATGTCGGCGGCTCCGGTGGCGGCTCCGGTTGCGCGGCGCGCTTCCGCCCGTTCGGCAAGGGGTTGATGCGATCGAGCACGTCGGGCGGCAGGTATCGCGGACGCGGCTCGATCGGCCCGGTCGGAAGCGGTCGGCCCACCGTGTCCTTGTCGATCGCGGATGCACGAAGCTCGCCGACGACTTGCGCGCATAGCTGGCGGACGTGCTCGATCTCCTCCGGTGTCGGCTCCGGTCGAGGCGGCGGCGGGGGCGGCGGCGCGATCGCGGGGAACGGCGGGCGGCGTTCTTTCCACCAAGCGCCAAGGTGCTCGATCACCTCGGCGTAGGACGGGAACCACTTGCACTGGCGGGCGACGTGGTGAAGCGAGTCCTGCGTGAACGCGGCGGCGGGGAAGTTGTCCTGAAGTAGCGGCACATAAGCCGCCAGCTTCATCTCGGCGTCGGCGCGCGTCATCTGGCCCGCCGTCAGGATGCCGAGGGCGATCGTCCATTCGCGCACGGTTGCGACGGGCGGTCGCTTTGTCGGGGCGAGGTCGCGCATCAGTTCACCCCGTGCTTGGCGAGGGAGGTCCAGGGGCCATCCTTCGGCTTCCGACCACGTTTTGAATTTGGGGGGATTAAGGGGGATTCTGCTTCTGCTTCTGCTTCTACCATATGCAAAACCTCTTTTTGCTCATGCAAATCGGCGCCGTTTCCGTGTGTTTGCTCATGCAAATTTTGTTGTTTTTGGCTTTTCCCCTGACCTTTCCAGCGTTGCTTTGCCGCACTGGTTCTTGCCAAAGATACGGTTCCGCTGTGGCTCATGCGTGGACTCCATATGGCTCCCGTCGGGTCGCGCTGGATCACCCCGCGCTCCTCCAGTTCAGCCAGCCAGTGATCGAATTCGCGGCGTCGCGTGCCCCTCGGAGCGATCAGGCTGAACAGTTCCCCGGTCGTCGGAACGTGCCCTTTGATCGTCACCGTGCCGTAGGGTTCGCCCTGCGCTGCTATGCAAAGCAACGACATCCACAATCCGCGTGCCGGGATCGAGCACAGATTCAGGGCGGTGTCGTTCGACCAGTCAGCCCAGAACCATTTTGCCCAGCGGAGCTTTGACACGGATCATGCGTCCCCATCCGGTCGCCATTGAACGTCGGAGGTCGCGCGCGCCCAGAGGCCCATCGCATGGTCGGGATAGGGTTCCGGCCAGTTTAATCGCTCCAGATCATCCCCCGACGGTCGAAACCCATCCTCGAAAACGTGTCCGAAGCCGGTCGTCGTCGCCCACCCAAAGGGATGTTGCATGAGAGTGACGATCTTGGCGTCGAACCGGGGATGTTCCCGGTTTGGAACCCAACCCAACAAAGCCCGGTGCGGGATTGCCCCATCCTCATGCCAGGGGATCGCAACCCAACCTAACTCGACGACGTTGCGATATAGCTGCGGCGCGACGCGCGTTAGCAACAGACCATTTTTGATGTTTCGTTCCTTGCAAGCCGCCGCGATTTTCGCCCAGGCTTCAGCATCGAATTCGGTCAGCGGCTTGACCTCGACCAGCGTGTCGATGTCGGTCAAAAGGAAGTCGGGCGACCACGCGCCCAGGTCGAACGGTTCGTATTCATGCGCGAGACCAAGGCGATCGAAAAACGCGGCCCACCGCGCTTCGAGGCGACTGCGATATGTGCGGCCCCTGTACTCAGTGGGGATCGCGGCGATCGAGTAATCCACCACCTCACAAGGGCCTGTCGCGGCGCTCGTGTGGCCTCGGCGCTGGCGGTTGGTAGCGGGGAGGCGGAGGAGGTGGCGCCTTCTCCGGTCGTCTGGGCGGATCGGGCCGTGGTTGCGGCACCTTATTAGGCCCCGGCAACGGGCGACGTGGGTTTGATGGTGTCGGTTGATTGCTCATGCGGCGATCCTTCCACGCAAGGGAATTTTCCACGCGGTAAGCTGGTCGAGCACGGCGACGACGCTGTGACAGGTAGCGAGCTTCATCCCCGCCGCCTCCAGGCGCGGGAACACCTCGCGCTGGCCCTCGACGAAGCGTCGGCCTCCGCTCCGGGTCGGCACCCAGCGGGCGCGGCTCAACCCCTCGCCGGGGCGCTTCAGTTCGATCCCGTGCAAGACCCCGTGCAACACGAGGATGTCGGGGAGTCCTCGCTTCAGACCGATGCGGGTCAGTTTGGCGGCTTGTGGGCGCGTTAGCTGGATGTGCCCGATCGGCATCGCCCACCACATCGCTGGCGGCTTCAATAGCTGGTCGAGCGTCTGCGCCAACGATGCTTGGAGGTCATCTTCAGGCATGACGGGCGCGATGAGCTTAAACATGGCGCCACGTCTTTCCGCATTTGACATACCAAATCGCGGTCGGGGTAACGTCATAAGTCGCAGCGACAGTAGGCAATGCCTCACCCGCTGCTAGACGCTGCCGGATAACCGGGATGTCTCGCTCGTGCAGTTTGGCACCGCCAACCCTGGACCCTCGCGGTCGCAGTGCGGGGTCGTAAGTAAAGCGACCCTTGACAATCATATCGGTGGTGTTATCAAGGGGCGTGCCGACGAAAAGGTGGTCGGGATTGACGCACGAAGGGACATCGCATCGATGACAGGCGAGCATCCCTAGTGGAAGTTCCCGCCCCGCTAATTCCAACGCTATATGCGTCGCGTAGCGTAGCGCGCCTGTTCCAAGGCGAAGCTGGCCATACCCCTTGCGGTCACACGCTCCATCCCAGAGCCAACATCCGCTATTCGGTTCGCAAGACACATACCGCCAAAAGCGTTGGTCGAGAGGGCGTCCGGGCCGGGTCATGGTGCCCGCCCATCCTCGATCAGAATCGGCGCGGTCAGTCGGAAAGGTGCGCGCCCCACAACGCTAGGCCACCGTTTCGGGAGTTCTGCCCTTGGTTATCTTGGGGCGGACGGCGAAGGCCCGGACCGGTGGACCAGCGGCGATCATCTCGAAAGAGACTTGCTCGCTCGCGTGCCTGCGCGACAGCGCGACGATCATCAGCCAGTATTGCGGCGGGATGCCGTTGACGCGCCAACGCGATACGGCGCTATCGCTGCGACCAACCAGATCGCCAAGCGCGACGTTGCCACCAAACAGTTCGATGATCCGGTCGTGTCGCATACCACACACTAGGCCAGCACTTGCATGGCGTGCAAGCCCACGTTGTGGCTTGCGGTTGTGCGGCGCGACGATCTAGAGTTCACCGCTTCGGTGATTCCGACCGATCAGGATAACACTCACAAGCTCGCGCGCGCGGGCCGATAGTTCGTGTCCAGTGCTTTGAGGTTTATGCAATGCCAGAACGCCAGGAGAGCGGCGACAAGTTATTGATGAGGGGCTTCGGCGAGCGGTTGCGGTAGCTGCGCAAGGCATACGGGGAGAGGTTCGGCGCGGAGCATCACACCAAGGCGCGATGGGCCAAGCGGTTGTGGGTCAGTCCGGCGATGTATGGTCGATGGGAGGCGGGCGCGAACCTGCCTAAGTTCGTCGATCTGCTTCGGATTTCCCTGCTTTTTCGGGTTGATCCGAATTATCTGGTCGCGGGAGTGTTGTCGGAACATCTGGTGCAATGGCTGTATCGCGCCTTGAAGGCCGGCAACCCCGAATTATTGGACGCGGCGGATTACTGGCAACGTCAAAGCGAACTTTTCGCGCGAGCCAATCGAGCGCTCGCGGATGAGGAACCGCCCAGCGGCAGGAACCGACCGCGAACAATACCAAATGATGCACATGATGCGCATGAGGAACGATCGACGAAAAAATCATCCGGCTCCTCCCATCGGCGTTTGACAAAGCGCAGGACGCTAGCCCGCCACAATTAGTCCGCGCAAGCCCACGTCAACACGCTCGCGCGACGCGTGAAGTCGGGCGTCGTCGTCCTCTCCGGTCATCTCCAGACTTGCATGCCGTGCAAGGTTCGGCCTAACCTCCTCGCTCCGGTTCAGAGGAGCGCGGCGGCATGTCGGACAGCAACAACGCACCACGGGTTCCCTCGGCGGGTCAATTGGAGCGCGTCGTGTCAGCGTGGCAGCAATTGCGCGAGATGTATGCCCTCGACCCCTCGATCACCGAGGATGAGGAGGTGATCCGGGCGGCGCTGGCCGACGCGGAGATGCCGCACCCCGATGTCTTGCTCGATCGCTCGATCGACGCGCTCGTGTGGATCGAGCGGCGCGAGGTCGAGGCGGACGATCTGCGGCGCGAGATGGTCAACCGGCGGGACAGGTATCGGGCGCGCGCGGAGACGGTGCGCAAGGTGATCGAGGATTTAATGAACGCGACCGAAACGAAGGCGCGGCGCGCGAAATGGGGCGCGGCGAGCATCGCGGCGGGGCGCGCGTCGCTCGTGCTCACCGACGAACAGCTTGTGCCCGATGAATACTTCAAGACCGAGCGAATCCTGATGCGGACCCCGCTGATCGACGATCTGGAGCAAGGCGTCGTCGTCCCCGGCGCGGTGCTGTCGAACGCGGGACAGGTATTGCGGATCAGGAAGCTCTGACGATGGCGCAGCAAGCTCGCGAGCGGCAGGCGATGACGGTCGCGCCACGCTACACCAAGCCCGCGATATTCGGCGGCACCGACGCGTCCTGGCGGACACTGTGCGATCTGTATCCGTCCGCCGAGACGACCGAGATCATCATGGCGGTCGTCGAATACTGCGCGGTGCGTCGTCTCGATCCGTTCAAAAGGCCCTGTCACATAGTCCCTATGTGGAACGCGAAGCTAAAGCGGCGCGTCCAGGTCGTGATGCAAGGGATCAACGAAGTCGAGATCACGGCTTCGCGCACCGGAGCATGGGCGGGGATGGACCTGCCGCAATGGGGACCGGCGGTCGAGCGCACCTTTCGCGGCACGATAGACAACGACGACGGCAGCAAGCGCGCGGTCGAGATTACGATGACCTATCCGACATCGTGCGCGGTGACGGTCTGGCGGCTGGTCGGCGGCGAGCGTCGCGCGTTCACCGAGCAATTGTTCTTCGAGGAATGCTACGCGCGCGCGGGCTTCCGCACGGAGGTTCCCAACGACCGATGGTCGAAGGCGCCCCGGCAAATGCTGCACAAGTGCACGAAGGCGGCGACGTTGCGCGCGGCGTTCCCCGAGGAGGGCCTGGGCTACACCGCCGAGGAGATGGAAGACCACGAGACCGACACGGGCGGCGTGACGATCGAGGGCACGATCGACCACGGTGATCCTGGCATGACGGAGCGCGATCGCAAGGTCGTGGAGCAACCACCCCCACCGCCGCCCTCTGGCGACGCGCTGGAGGGCTTCGCTCCGCTCATGGAAGGCAACGGCACGCTATGGCTGCGGAACCTGTCGGCGCTCCTCATGGCGGCGACGACGGAGGCGCGGGTCGCGGCGATCGAGCGGCACGAGCGCGTGGTCGCTTCGCTCGCAACGGCGCCGACGCTGATCCGCGATCAGATCACCAGGATGATCAGCACGGCGCGCGAGCGTGTGCGCAAGGTCGCGGAGCAGCCGCCCCCGCCCGATTGGCCCGCTCCTCCAGGCTTCGACAGCGGCGCTCCTCCGGGCTTCGACCCGGGCGGCGGCAATCCTCCAGGCGTCGAGGGATGGCCAGACGATCCGATCCTCGAATTGCTCGCGGAGGTCGAGGCGATGGACCTGATCGCGCTCGACGCGCTGGCGACCAGCGCGGAATGGCGGGCGAAGACGCGCGCGGCGATCGACTTTCCGCCCGACCAGGATCGGTTGAACGAAGCGATCGCGACACGGCGGGCAATCCTGAAGGGGAGCAAAAGCACATGAGCACGAAACAACCGACGCGCGGCAAGCTGACCCATGATCACGAATTGCTCGTGATCTCGCGCGTGTTCGATCTGGTCGCGACGCTACACCAGGATCGGCGCGAGTTCGTCGTCGATTACGTCAAGGCGCGGTTGCGCGACATGCCGGTGATCGCCCAGGTCGATGCACCGGAAGCGGAAGCGGAAGCGGACGAACCCCCGATGATGCCGCACCTGCGAGGCGCGGCGTCGGCGGCTGCGTGATGGCGGCGCGGACGGCTCCGGTCGAGATCGAGGCGGACGCGGGCGCGGCGAGCGCGATCGTCCCCCGGCTGATCGATCAGCGCACGGTCGCGCAATTGCTGCACGTCACCCAGCGGACGGTGCAACGGCTCGTGAGGGAAGGCGCGTTCCCCGCGCCGTTGATGCTCGGGCACAACACCCCACGCTGGCGGGCGAGCGATTACAACGCCTACGTCGCGCGGCTGCGCGAGGCCCAGGCGGCGGGCGACAAGCGGAGGCGGCGCGATGTCGGATGATCTCCTCCCCCGCCACCCTGTCTCGATCGACGACATGATCGAGGAGATTCAGCGCGAGTGTCAGATGCGGCGCGAGGTTTACGGGCGCGCGTGTCGCGAGGGGCGGATGAACCGGCGGCGGGCGGATCGCCGCATCGACGTGATGGACGCGGTTTTGAACCACCTTGAGAGGGAACGCGAACATGAGCGAGGAGCGATGGACGACCGACGGTAAGCGTTGCGACGGGCTGGCGATTGTCGAGGGGATCGACGGGCTTGTGATCATGCCACCGCCCAGCGAGCGGCTTCCGCTTGATCGGTGCCCGTGCTGCGACAAGCCGTTTCAGACCATGCGCGCGGCGCAGCTTGTCGCGGACATGCTCTACCCGACGAAGAAGGCGGCGATCGATGCGGACTGAAGCGTTGCGCGGCCATGTCGGGATGCTCGCGCTGTTGCGCGCGTTCCGGCTCGCGGGTCAGGTGTTTCACCTGGAAACGATGATGGCCGTTCCGGTCGAGACGGGGCGCGGCGCGCATCATCTTTTGTTTACGATCGGCGACACGACGGCAGCGCTGACCCTGCCAGAGGTCCAATGGTATGCGGACCAGCTGATCGATCATCCGACAGGCATCGACGCGGACACGGCGGGCGATATGGAGCGCTTCGGGCGAATGATGCTGTCGATCCTCGCGGAGCAACCCGGCCCGCACGGGGCGCATTGACGCGCGATGGCGCGGCTCCTCGCTCTGGTCGCGTTCCTCGCGGTCGCATGGGTCGGGATCGTGCTGTTGACGATCGAGGCGATGCGGGTGCCGTGAAAGTCTCGTGCTCGATCGATTTCATCGACCTGGAAAACGACGACGGGCGCGAAGTCGAAGGCGTATCGGCGACGTGCGAGCGGTGCGGTCATTCGACGGAGTCATTCGGCACCGGCCCCGCAAGCGTGCGGCGCTGTCTCGTGTTGCTTCGCGAGGAGTGCCCGGAGGGCGAAGCGAACTTCTATGTCGGCGACGACGGGGAGGAGGAGGATTGACACTGCCCCGGTGCACCGACTGCGGGCGTAAGTCGATGGCGGTCGCTCCGGGCGAGATCGCGACGGGCAAGCCGGACCAGGGATGGTGCCTACGCTGCGAGGAGGCCCACGGCTGGCTCGTGCCAGGGCGGGACACGACGACAGCGGGCGCGGCCCCCGACCCGCGTGCGACGCGCCCAGCGGCTCCAGCGGGGCGATCATCGAGGAGGAGGAAAGCATGAGATCACAGATCGAATTCGCGTTGTCGCATCCGGTGTTCGACCCGGAGCGCCAGATCGTCGAGGGCCACTATTGGTGGGCGGGCGACAGCGTATCGGCGTGCTTGACCGTGAACATTGGTCTTGAATGAAGCGTCTACGCATCGGGCCGACCGCTTTGGCATCTGAGTCTAGCGCTGCATGACCTCGCCAAAGCACGCCCGATCCCGGTGGTCCGTTGGACCCCGACAATGCGGAGACGGATCGAAGCCACCCGCGATCGAATCTTCGACATGTGCGGCACCACCGAGGCGGTGATCGCGGTATCGGATGGCGAGATGACGGCGGAAGTCGGACGCGAGTTCACAAGCGCGCAATGGCGCAAGCCGTGCTCGATCGAGGAGGTCGCGCGCTTGGCGCCCACGGTTGAGGTTCGCGAGCGAAGGGGGAGGCCATGATCTGCGTCATATGCGGGTGCGAGATCGCGGTGCGGGCCAGCGGCTGGGCGCGCGGGCACAACGCGGAGCCGGTGGCGGAGGGACGATGTTGCCGCGCGTGCAATGATCGCGTTGTGACCCCGGCGCGGATGCGTGGTCCGGGTCAGATCCCCAAAGCGGTATGGTCGGGCGTGATCAGCGTATTCGGCGTCGATCTGCGTTGCTCCGTGCTCGACGACGGTCGGCGCGTCATCGACGCGGAGGATTCCGCGAAGCTGTTCGCGGCGATGGAGGATGATGCTCCGCTCACGGAGACGGAAGCGGCAGCGCTCGCGGCGTTCATGCGGTGGCAGGGCGGGGGATGATTTACGCGCTCCTCGCGGCGTTCGCGTTCGGCGCGCTGGTCGGGTCGTTCGTCTCGTGGGGGTTCGATCGCGCGGAGCTTGCGGCGTATCGGCGGCTCGCGCGGGGAACCGGCCTCGATCAGCGCTGATCGGTTGCAATCCATGCAAGGTGAACGTGGCACCCATGCGCGTTCGCATGTTTTCTCGCATGGTCGATCGCATGGATCGGCGGAAACCCTACTGCCACAGCCACTTAGACCATCATCCGGCGTTGTTGAACACATCGCGGGGTGCAACGTCAGGGTCCGACAGGGCGCGACATTTCCTTGTGTTTTCAGCCATAAGCGTCCACCTCCCCTTGCACGGAATGCAATGTGACGACAGGGTATGACATCCTGCTCCGCATGATTTCCGCATGAAAGGGACTCCAACATGACGACGAAAACAGCAACGACGGCGACGCGCAAGTATCACGTCCTCCTCTCACGGTATGAACCCGGCGAGCGGTGGGGCGTCGCGTTCGGCTCATGGGCGAAAGCGGAGGTCGAGGCCGAGCGCGCGGACTATCGCGAGCACGGGCACGCGGCGCGCGATCTGCGGATGGTCGCTTGCGCGGGCGAACAGGCGGCGATCGATGCGATCGTCGCGAAGCTCAACGCGGGCGAGGGCTGATCGATGCGCGTGACGATCCGACAGATCGGGGGCGACGACGGGCACCAATGGTGCGTCATGGTCGATGGGCGCGTGAAATGGGACGGCATGACGCGCGCCGAGGCGAAGTGGCGGCGGGATCGCGAGATCGCGGCGATCGACGAAGCGGCTCCAGCCAAGTGCAAATGGTTCGCGCTGTGCGACAACCCGGCGACGGCGACGGCGGCGCATCCGATCCTCGGGGCGGTTCCGATCTGCGCACGCTGCGCGGCGAAGCTGGCGCGGCTCACGGCGGACGCGGGTCGATGATCCGCGCGACGCTCCTCGCGGCGGTCCTGGCGGTCGGCACGTTCGCGACCGCCCAGGCGCAGATGGTCCCGCACCAGCGGGCAGATGGACTGTGGGTCTGCCCGAATGACGAAACGCGGATCATCGTCAACGGTGATTGGCGGATCGTCTGCTTCACAAACGTCCCCTCGATCTCCAGGCGGGAATTCGAGGCGGCACGTGAGCAAAAGCAACGGGCCGAGGAAGCGGAAGCGGCGCGCTGGCGGAAGTTCAATCGGGAGTCGGGGCGGTGCAACGAACAGCCCCGGCCTTCCTCTTGCAATGACTGACAACGAAACGGGCGCTCCCTGGCAGGGGCGCCCGTTCTGCATTCCAACGAAAGGGATTCACACATGACCACTACCATTCAGGACGCGGCGCGGCAAGCGGGCAAGCTCGCGACGGGCGCGGACATAAAGGCGGCGAAGGCGGGGGCCAAGCTCCGCTTCGGCGGCGGGCTTTACTTGCTGGTCGGCGCGGGCGGCGCGAAGTCGTGGCAGGTGCACTACCACGTCGCGGGCAAGCATCAGGCGACGATCATTGGGCGGTGGCCCGATCTCGGGATCGTCGAGGCGAAGGGCAAGCGCGACGAATTGCGGCGCACAATCCGCGAAGGCGGCGATCCGGCGCACGATCGGCAGGAGGCGCGCGCGACGCGGCGCGAGGCGGACGCGGCGACGGTGCGCGTCGTCGGGGCGGCGTGGTTCGACATCTCCCAGGAGGCGCGCGGCTGGTCGGCGACGCATACGCGCAACGTCGAGCTTCGGCTTCGGAATCACATTTACCCGGTGATCGGCGATCGTCCGATCGCACGGGTCACGGCGAGCGAGGTCGAGGCGCTGATCATCGGCCTGACGAAGGCGCGCGGCGATCGACCGGCGCTCCGCGCGCAAGCGGTGCATGTGCAACAGAATTTGCAATTGCTGTTCGATTACGCGTTGCGGAGGAAGCTGGTCACGGAAAACCCGGTACGGGCGATCGCGGCGGATTTGCCGAAGCGCGTCGCGGGCGATCCGCGCGAGGTCAGTCGCGCGCACGTCGAGACGATCGAGGAGGCGCGGGCGGTGTTGCGGGCGGTGGAGGCGAGCGCGTCGGGTCCGTTCTCGAAGCTCGCGCATCGGCTGATCGCGTTGACGGCTGTCCGTAAGCTGGAGGGCGTCGAGGCGCGGTGGAGCGAGCTTGTCGAGACGGCGGACGGCATGACGTGGAAGATCCCCGCCGCCCGTATGAAGGGACGGCGCGGACACAAGCGCGAGCACGTCATCCCGCTCGCGCCCCAGGCGACGGACGTGTTCCGGGCGGCGCGCGCGCTCCAGGTCGCGGCGGGCGTCTCCTCCGACTTCGTATTTCCAGGTCAGGGGATGCGCGGCAGCGTCGAGCGGTCGTGCCTGAATGAAGTCATGGGGCGCGCGCTTCCGCGCGTCGGGTTGACGGGGCGGCATACGGTGCACGGCTGGCGGGCGACGTTCTCGACGATCAATAACGAAGCGGACCCCGGCGCGGGGCGCGTGATCGATGTCATGCTCGCGCATAAGGCGTTCGGCGAGGTCGAGGGGCGGTACAACAAGGCGACATTCGTCGCGCAGCGGCGGGCGCTGGCGACGGCATGGGCGAATCAATTGCTCGACGGCGCTCCGTCCGCGTCGGCGCTGGTCGGGCTGGTCGAGACCGACGCGACCAACGTCGTCGAGTTGAGGAGGGCGGCTTAGTCCCTGGAAGACCCCACGGGGCGACGACGGCGAGGGGTGTCCAAGCGGGCACCCCTTTTGCTTTGCGGCGTGTGGCGGCTCCAGCCGGGCGCGCCAGATCGATCTAGCGGGGCGGCGGCAGCAAACAGCGCTCGACGATCCTGGTCAGGAGCGCGTTGCGGGTTTCGGCGTTGTGGTCGAACACCCAGGCGATGACCCCGATAAACAGCACGTTGATCACCAGAAGCGCGATGAAGGCGGGCGGGAGCACGCGAATCAGCCGCTCGCTGATTGACACCATGACGCTGCTGTGCGGCGCGGCTGGAGGCGTCGGCGACGACGGATCGGACATCAGCGCGCCCCTTCGAGCGCGGCGACGCGGGCGGTCAACGTGTCGATCGTCGCGGCCATCTCTTTTATGGCGTTGAGCATGGCGTAATTCACGAAGTCGGGTTGAATGAAAAGCTGATCGGCCAGCCCGTCTTGTTCCGTGCAATCGCGCTCGACCACGGCTTCGGGGATGGTTTCCAGCAATGCTTGCGCATCGATGCTCACATGAAGCGGCCCGTCCAGGTCGCGCTTCAGCTTGTAGGCTTTGGGCGTCATGCGCAGCACGTCGGCGAGTCCGCGCGTATAAGGCGCGCTCTGTTCCTTGATGCGCGTGTCTGAAGGGTTGAACGCGGCGCCAAATACGTTGGCGATGAAGTAGGCATCTCCGTTGTTCACGATCCGGAGGCCGATCACGCCATTCGCGATGACCTGCGTTTCACCCGCCGACCGATAGCCTCGGATCGCGCACTCGCCGCCGCCCGAGACATTCAGGATCAGCGAGCCAAGATCGCCGTTGCCGAACAGGGAAGATCGGCCCGGATTGGTCGCGTTGGCGAAGATGACATCGTGTTGAATGACGATCGAGTTGCCGACGTTCGTGTTGCCGGTCGAGGTAAGGGCACCACCCGACCATACGTCGCCCGCGAAGCTCCCGCCGCCGTGGCTGGTCAGATAGGTGCACGCGATGGCACCAGCGGAGGTCAGGTTGCCAGCGCCGTCGATCGTGCAAGTGACGTTGCCGTTTTCGACGAACCGCCACGCTCCGTCCCCGCCGCGCCCGACATAGTAAGCGAGGTTGTCGGCGACATAGAAAATGCCGCCCGCGCTCATTATCGAACCGCCGCGAACCTGTCCGTTGCCGTTGACGCCGCCCGTGACCGACACGGCGCCACCCGTGAAGGTTCCGGCTGCGTTGATGTTGCCGGTCGAGGCAATATAGCCCGCATACATTCCACCGCTCGCGGTCATGTTGCCATTGCTGTTGACGGTTCCGCCCGTCACGGTTCCGGCGGCGGTCATCGCGCCGCTTGAATAGATCGACGATCCGCTGAAGGTTCCGCCGTTGATCGTCGTCACATTGACGGTCTGGAAGCTCTGCGTCGCGGTGAAGGTTTGCGCGCGCTGGAGGAACGCGATCGGCCCCAGGTCGGTCGCATCGACCTGCGCTTTCAGTCCGCTGCCGTCCGTCGCCCAACCGATGCGGACTTTGTTGCTGCCCTGGAGGTATCCGCCGCCTTGCTCGACAGGCATGAACCCCAGGCGGGAGGCGTTGATCAGCGCGTTGATCGCGGCCCATAGCTGCGTGTCGTCGAGCTTGTTCAGCGCGATGCCCGCGCGTGTGACGACGTTCGCGATCTCCATCATCAGCGCGTTGAGGATGTCGGCCTCGACGATCGTCGCGAGCTGGCCAGACGTTTGGTTACCTTGAGTGAAGAACCCTTCGGTGCCAGCGGGCTTGCGGATCGGCATCACGGTGACGGCGGTCGAATTGTCGATGCGGTGCATTATCGGCCCCTATGCGGACGCGGCGGCGTCGGACGTTGTTGCGTCGTCGTCGTGATAAGCGAAAATGATGTTCGTGTGCGCGGGCTTCAGAAGCTCAAGCGTGCACTCCAGGACATTGCTTCCCCAGGATGCGAGCGGATCGCCGGCGGTCGAGACCCCGGCGCGGAACCACACGGTCTGCGTCGACGTGTGAATGTTGACGCGCCACGTAAAGACCGGAGGCGCTTCGATGTCGGATGTCGCGGGGAATTCGTCGATCGTGACACCCTCGAAACCCAACGTCTCGCACACGGCGATGAAGTAAGCGACCGACTGCCCGCCGCGCGCGGTGAACTTCGCGCACACGGCGGCGACGCGTTCCTGGATTGAGTCGAGCGGGCCAGTGCACGGATCGGGCAGGCCGAGCGAGGCTTCCCATTCCGGCAACAGGTCGGTCGTCGTGCACGGGAAAACGTCGGCGATGAGATCGTTCGCGCGCGCGCTCAACCGTGCCCAGGTCGGCATGAGAGTCAGGATGTCGGCGGCTTGCACGGTGCCCCAGCCGCGATGCCAGACGCGGCCACGCGGGAGGAGGCGTTGAAACTGCCAGAGGTAATCGGTCGGGCTGAAGGTCGGCGCGGGCATGGCTTAGAGCACCGTCAGCGTGCCCAGTACGGGAAGCTGACCAGCGGTCGCGGTGACGGCGGCGATCGGCGCCTGCATCACGAAATGGTTGACGCCTGGAGTGAGAGAGATCGCTTCGTATAGCTGTGAGGGGTAAATAACGCCGCCGACTTCGCCGAGCGCGAGAAACATGTCGTTGAGCGAAGCGGTGATCTGCCCGACGATCTCGACGGTGTTGGGTTCGAGCGCGGCGAGCGTGACGTTGATCACGAGCGGGTCCGGTGCGGCGACGAACACCAGCGCGGTCACCGGGCGCAGCGGGAAGATGTAATCGGCGACGGCCAACTGATCGCCCGTCGCGGGCAGGATGCGCGTTTCCAGCGCGGCCCCGCCATCGGTCCCCTCCGGGAAGCCCCCGGCGGCGGCGTTCACGATGTCGAACATCGGATAAACGACGACGCTACCCGGCCCGTGCCCCTCCCCTTCGATCCATGCGCGCGTGCACCCCGGCACCTCAAGCGCCCATTCGATGTAATCGGACGCGGACCCGCCCTGCGGCGGCATGGCGTATTTGAACAGCATCCGGGTCCGCAATTCGTCCGTCGTTTCCTGGTCGGAACCTCCGGTCGTCGGACCCCAGGTCACGCCCCCGGAATTGATGCCCGCGATCGGCGGGTCGAGGCTGATCGGGGTGTTCGTGTCGCAATCAGTCGCGGCGCCGTTCACGGCGGCGATGATCGGCACGAGCACGTTGCCCGTCGGGTCAACGGTGGCGTCGTCGGTGGCGATGTAGGGGGTGCCGTCCTGGCGGGTCAGGGTCGATCCCAGCGGCACGACAAGCCCCGGCGCTCCGGTGAAGCTGGCGGCTCCGGTCGCGGGCGTTGAGTCCTTGCGGTAGATCGCGATCAGGCCCGCCCAGGCTTCGAGATATTCATCCGTCGCGGTGAACGGGACCGACTGTCGGGCGATCCAATCGAGGTAACCGTAAACGCTATACGCAAGGCCCGACATCACCCAGGCGAGCACGCGCAACACCGCGTTGCGCAACAGCCCGTCGAGGCCGGGGACGCCTGATGTCGTGATGTCCTCGATCGCGGCGGTGCGGAGCGCGGTCAGGGTCGGTCGGGCGAACGGCATGTGATCTTACCTCACCAGCGCGCGTTGACGTTGCATCGGCGGCGGCGGCACGCGCACGGGCGACGGCAGGACCGCGAGCCCTTCCCACGCCCAACCGAAGGTAAAGCGGGTCAGCGAGCCATCCGGCTTTACAATCGCGATGCCGATGCCCAGCAAGGTCGATCCGATCGCGGTGCCGAGCCAGGAGGTGTTCACGATGACCTCTTTCGCCACGCCGTCATCGACGAGCCAGAGCAACGATTCTTCGGCATAGCGGCGCGCGATCGCGAGCGTGTCGCGGGTTTTCTTCGCGCGCTCCAGTTGCCAAAGGTTCGAGCCTAGCGGCTGGTCGTTGTAAGGGTCGGCCCACCAGCCGCGACGGTCGGAGCTTCCATCGGTCGGCACGAAGTCGGGCGTCGCGAGCTTGTCGGTGAACAGCGACACGAGACATGCCGTCTCCAGGTCTTGCCCGGTCTGGAGATCGCCCACGGCGAGGGTCCAGTCGCCGATCGCGTTGCTGTTGTCCCATCGAATATAAACGTCGCCAGCGCAGTTCGCGGGCAGTACCGGGCCTTCGGCGGTGGGGACCTCCAGCCCGGTCGGGTCCCATACGGTATCCCAGGTCGTCGCACCGTGGTCCCATTGCGTTGAAGACCCGATCCACCCTGGCATCGGCGCGCGTCTCCTCCGCGCTCGCGCTTAGAGCGTCCCGCCATTGTCGAGTTGATTGATCGAGGCTTCGGCGGCGGCCCAGAACAGTGCCCACTGTTCGGTCAACACCCCGACCGCGTAGGCGTAGTCGGTGCCGTTCTCGCCCAGAGCTTCCGGGTCGGGTTGCACCCCGAAATTGTTCGGCGCGGGCGGCGGCGCCCCGACGCCCATCGGCGCGGCCTCGAATTGCGTGCCCGGTGTGCCCGTGTAGCCAGCGCTCGCGGTGGCGATCGCATCCTTCAGGCGCTCGATCGTCGCGTTGAGGTTGATCAGGCGCGAGGTTGCCTGATTTGTCATCGAGCCGAATGGCGTCATGTTCGGAATGATCAAAGCGGCCATGTCAGGGTCTCCCTTGTTCAAGTTGAGCGAGGCGCGCGGATAGCTGTCGCACGGTGTCGGCGAGTTCGGCGTTGCGCGCGTCAAGCTGCTTCACCGCGCCGCACAGCGCGGCGGAAACAACGTTGAGGTCCATCTGCCAAAAGGTCGTCGCACCGCCCACGCTGCCCCCGGCTTCGGTGCCCCGAAAGGCGCTGCCAGGGAATGCCTCGTCGGCGCGCTGCGCGATGAAGCCGACCGGCACCAGCGGCGCGCCCTCCGGCACCTCGGCGCTAAGTGCCTTGGCCGGGTCCGGCGCGTGGCGAAAGCGGAATTGATAGAGCGGCATTTTTTGAACGGCGGCGAGGCAATCGAACGTTGACGGCGCGATATCCCCTTTAACTCGCTCGTCGCTCCAGGGTTGAAGCGCCCACTCAACCGAGTTGTCCGCGCGGATGAAAAAGTTCGCGCCGTCCCAGCGAAAGTTGAAGCCCTGCGCCCCGACGTTGGAGTAACAAACGCCCGTCGATTGACAGGCCAACCGACCATTCACGGTCAGGTTGCCGCCGTTGTAATAGAGGTTCGCCACACCGCCATCGGTGATCGTCCAGGTGCCGTCGCCACCACGGCCAAAATAGTAAGCGTCGTTGTCGGCGACATACATCAGGCCATTGCTACTCATGACTCCGTTGGTCGCGCGCATCCGTCCGGTCGTCGCGTTGCCGCTCGTGGCGCTTCCGGGGTTCCAAATACTGCCGCCGCCGTCAACCTGGAACAGGTTCGCCCAGTCGCCGCCACGGATGTAATTCATCATCCCGGTCGAGCGCTGGTAACGCCAGTGCCAGTTGCCGCTGTCCTGGTAGAAGTAAGTATAGTTCGCGTCGCCCTGAATGCTCCCGCCCGTGGGGTTGAGGTAAAAATACGCGGCGGCGGAACTGCCGATGGCGTTGAAGTTGCCGTTGACGGTCAGGCTTCCAGCCAGCGTGCCCCCGGTTTGCCACGACGCGTTGACGCGCATGTAAGCGTAATTGTCATACGGCGCGTCGGTCGGAATGCCGCTCGCACCCTGCGGCCCTTGTGGTCCGGTCGCTCCGGTCGCACCTTGCGGTCCCTGCGATCCGGTCGAGCCCGTCGCTCCGGGATCGCCCTTCGGCCCCTGCGGGCCTGCGGGTCCGGGCACGGTCGAGGCGGCGCCCGTGTTGCCTTGCGGGCCTTGCGGTCCGGTCGGTCCAGGCGGTCCCTCGGGCCCAGGCGGGCCAGCGGGTCCGGGCGATCCGCTGCCCCGGTTGCCGTCGCAATACGCTTTCGTCACGACCTCATTCGAGGCGACGGGCGGATGCGCCATCGTTTGCCGCCCCTGCACATCGACAAGCGGGGTCGTGACCTTGACGCCATCCTTCGCGTTGACGACGACGGTCGGGACGTTCGTCGTGTGCGTGCCCTTCGCGGTCATCTCGACGTTGCCGCCGTTGGCGAGCTTCAGCACGGAGGCGTTGTCGTCATACAGCGCGACCTCGCCCGACTTCAGGTTGCGCAGCCGATGCTTTTGATTGCCGGTCGCGACGATGACGCCGTTCGATCGGTCGCCGCTGCCGAACATCGCCATCGCATCGGATCCCGGCATGGCGTGCGAGGCGAGACCGTAAATCTGGAGGATCGGCATCGCGTCGATCGTTTCGTTCGGGAAGCCCCGGACCTGGGCACGGTGCACGGGACCGCTGTCGTCGGTCGCGGTGATTTTCATCGGCATCACCGACATCATCACGCGGCGATACAGGCGCGCGGCGGCGGTCATGTGTCGATCTGTCCAGGCGGCAAGGCCGTGCCCTTCGATTGGGCGGGCGCGGGCGGGGCGGGCGGGTTCGGCTTCGTCGCGTTGTTGCGGTTCACATCGTCTTGCGTGACCAGCACGTTCGGCGATGTCGGCTCGACGCTGAATGCCTCCGGGGGCCACAGCGACAGGCGGGCGTGTTGTCCGCTTTCGTCGCGGAGATAGGTGACGGTGCCGATCAGCCAGTCGCGATGCTTTAGCTTCAGCGCTTCGGCGTCGATCGGCGCGAGATAGTTTGGCGACCAGAGCTTTCCGGCGGTGTCGCGCCACGCGTCGCATGTCACGGTGAAGTTGAAGCTCTGGCCGTAGCGTCGATTTTTCTCCCAGATCGCGCGCTTTCCGGCGAGCGGCTGACCCATCACGAATTGCTCGCTGATGATGTAGAGCTTGCGGAAGCGCGGGCTTCCGTCCGGGCGGCGCAGCGCGGTCATTTCATCGTCGCGGATGATCTCACCGACCCCTGGCGAATTCACCCCGCCATCGGTGCCCAGCGCCATCATCGACATCAGATGCCCTTCGTATTCGGAATAGCGCTGATCGGTCGAAAACATCACGTCGGCGGCTTCAACGTTCACTCCGACCTTGAAACCCGACGCCATCGGCGTCGTGCCCACTTTCGCGAGCATGATCGAGCCGTCTGGCATGTCATAAGCGACCATTTCCGAATAGCGCGTGATCCGATCGACGATCTCCCACACGGTTTCGCCCAGGTTGATGTTGAATTGCGGCACCTGGATGCCGTCGCCAGCCGTCGATTGCACGGTGACCCCGTAAGGCGCGGCGAGCTTGCGCACGATGTCGAGCGTCGATCCGTTGAGCACCTGAAGCCCCGGCGTCGAGGCGCTTCCGGCGCTCGTGCCCGCGACAAGCGCGGAGCAATCCACCAGATCGGCGGACATGCTGCGTCCCTCGACGCGGATCGTGTGCTGCGCGGCGCTGATGCTCGACGCGTAGCGGTCAACGTATCCGGTCAGCACGAGATCGGAGCCGATCTTGACGGTGCACGGATGCCCGGGCTTCAGGTCGATGTCGGCGGCGGACGGATAGCGCTCCGTCACCTCGATCGAAAAGCTCGCGGGGATCGCGGCGAGCGGTCGCGTCACGGAGACGCGTTGCCAGCCGGTCACGGTCTGATTGCCCACGGTCAACGACAGGACATCCGACGATCCGGGCGGCGGGCGGGGCGCGACACCGTGCGCGATGGCGCCGATCGCGTCGCTCATTGATTGAGCGCCGGGAAACTCGTCGGGAGGAACAGCGGATGCGGCGGGTCGGCGGACGCGACCAGCCCCGGTTCGCGCGGCGTGTCGCGGTAGAGGCTCCAGGCTTCGGCGAGCGACGGCATCGGCTGGCGGGTCACGATCTCGACCAGCCACGCGAGGTTGGCGCCGCGCACGGCGAGGTCGAGGGCGACGGCGGCGCGAAGCTCGCGGAGCGCCTGATAGGTCGCGTCCCGGCCCGCGTCGCCCGCACGGGTCACCTCGGCGTCGAGGGCACCGCACACGGTCACGCGCAACGCCTGGGCGTCCTGATAGCTGGCGGGCAGATAGCGGGTCGAGGCCGTCGCCAGGGCGGCGCACGCGGCGCATCGGAGGTTCGACGCCACCGCGTCTTGCGCGGCTTGCGCGTTCGCGGCGAGCGGGCCGGTTCCGGCGACCGGCGGCGGGATGAAACCAGCGAGCGGTAGCAACATGCGGATCGCGTCGGCGGGATCGTTCGCGGAGGCGGCGAGCGCGTCGGCGAGCGCTGCGGCGGCGGCGGCGAAGGCGTCGCTTTGCTCGCTCACAGGAAGCTCGCGAGGCGGGTCACGAGCGACGCGGACGTGTTGACCAGCGTCCGCGCCGTCGTGGCGGCGCTCAGAGCGCCTTGCACGGTTCGGTTGACAGACTGGAGGGTTGAGCGGCTTCCGGTCGCATAGCGTCCGTGGAAACCCACGAGGCCGCGCACACTGTTGAATATCCGGGTCGCGTCTCCGACCAACCCCGTCGCGATACCAGCGTACTTGCTCACGGTCGAGGTGACCTGTTTCGCGACGGCGCCGATGCTCTGGAGCGTCGAGCCAAGGTCGGACGCGGAGGCGATGTTGAGCTTCGAGGCGGCGCCCAGGACACCTTGCACGGTGGCGATCGCGGTCGAGGGGAATTGCACATCGCCCGCGATGATGAAGGCGAATTGAAACTCGACGACGCGGCCTCGCTCGCGCCGATCGGCGCACGAGAATTCGAGGAGCACGCATTGCACGCTGCCCAGCGTCGGATGCACGAGCGTCCCGGCCCCGGATTGCTCGACGGCGCGAAGCATCGCGTCGCGTTGCTGATAGCAGTCGTCGCCGACGACGAAGGCTTGCACGGTGAAGCGGCGCGGCAGCTTGCCCAAATCCTCGGCCCAGGCGGTGTCGCGATACGGATACTCGTGGATCGCGACGCGACGACCGGCGGCGGTGTCCCCGGCGTCGAGCACGAAACCCACGCCCCGCCACGATCCGGGTTGCAATTGCTGGAACCACGCGCCGCTGCCCCAGGACAGACCGGACGCGTCGAATTGCTGGGAGGCGCCGAAGCTCTGCCCCAGGCGAGCGACATCGTTGACCAGCGCGCCGGTCGCGGAGACGACGCGCGTCGCTCCGCTGATCGCGCTTCCGATCTGTCCGATGATGCCGCTCATATCGACTCCATCGCCTGATGCTCGACGCGCGGCGGCGCGACGTTGACGGCACCCGATCCGGTCGCGGTCACGGCGGAATTCGCGGGCGGGTTCTTGTGCGTGATCGAGACATCGACGGAGCCGTTGATCGAGGCGGGTCCGGGCACGGTCGCGGCGGGCGCGCGCGGCGCGATGTCGAGTTGATCCTTCGTCAGCGTTTTATACCCGGCCCCCGGCGCGCGGCCTTGCGCGATCAGCGCGCGGCGGGCGGCTTCGACGCTTTCGATCCCGAAGTGTCCCTGATCGTTCGAGCGCCACGAATTGCCCGAGACCATTCCCCATTTTTTCGCAAGCTGATCCTCGAGTCTCGGGTCGAGCGAGGGCGCGCGATTGCTGCGCACCCCGCGCCCGATCTGATTGATGTCGATCGCGGCTCCGATCGGATGGCCGCTCGCGTTGTGCGGGCGTGAACCCAGCGTGCCGCTGTCGGGTCCGATCTTGCCGCCCGCCTTCTCGTAATCGTCGATGAAGCCCTGAAAGTTCGGCGCGAAGCGCGCATCGACCTGGAATTTTCGACCGCTCGCGGAGGTGACGGTCGCGAGTCCGGTGCGCGCGATCGGCGTTCCGGCTGGAGCGTCGATGCCACCCGATCCGCCAGCGCTGCCTCCTCCAACCCCGGCGCCTGATCCTGGCGGCGACGACGGCGCTCCTCCCTGTTGAGCGGGCGCGCCCCCGGCTGGTCCGAAACCGCCGCCCCCGGCTGGCGAGTAGGACGCGCGTTGAACGCCTCCAGCGGCACCCCCGCCCCCGGCGCCCCCGGCACCTTCGGAACCCACGTCCCGGAGATGGTTCACGGCATCCTCGAAGCCCTTCGTCACGGCGCGCGCCATGCTGTCCCAGAATTCGCTGCCCCCGGCGAGACCGGCGGCGGCGGGGCCTCCAGGATGGAAGGCGGCGGGCGTCACCCCTCCGGGTAGGTATCCGCCGCTCGACGACTGCTTTTGAATGACTCCGGGCGGGCGCACGGCGGGCGCGGCGTCGTCGGTCAGCGCTCCGGTCGTCGCGTCGTGCTTCCGGCCTTGCGCGTCGATCCAGTAATCGACGGTCGGGCCGTTCGGACCCCCTGCGGGGTCGCGACGTTCCTTCGCGAGCTTGTCGAGCGCGGCGCGGTTTTCCGGCGTCTCATACTTCGACCCAAGCGCGAGCAATCCGGCGATCGCGGCGACACCGGCCAGCGCTCCGATCAGTCCGGTTCCGACAGCGGCCCCGGCGATCGACGCGGAAGCGCCAAGCGCGGAGGTCACGGCACCGATCGCTTGCACGATGCCGACCGCCCATTTGAACGCGAACAATCCGGCGATGACCTCGACGGCGAGCTTGATCGTGTCGAGGTTGTTGATGACCCACTTCAAAGCATCGACGACGGATTGTATCCCGGCGACGAAGGCTTTCCCCGTCTCCGGGTCGTTCAACCACGCGGCGAAGCGGCTCGCCAGTTGATCGACGGCGGCGAGGATCGCGGGCGTGTTCTGTTCGACGAAGGCGGCGAACTTTTCGAGCAACGGCCCGAGATGCTTCGCGACGATCGCGCTAATCTGTTGCCCCAGGCGATCGAAGGCGACACCGAGGCGACCTTGCGCTTCGCTGAAGCGCTGGAGGCTCGCCTTCTGATCGTCGGTCAGGTCTTTGTATCGTTTCACATCCTCGAACCATTGCGCGAAGCTGCGGCTCGATTGGCGGAACGTCTCAACCAGCTTTTCGCCCGAAGATCCCAGGAGCGCTTGCGCGGCGGCGGCGCGATCGGCGGGGTCTTTGATCTCGCCGATCTTGCGGATCAGTTCGGGCAACAGTTCGTCGGCGGTGCGGATTTGCCCGTTCGCACCCTTCAGGTTGATGCCCAGCTTGTTCGCCCATTGTCCGGTGACGGCGGCGCTGGCCCCGCCGATGTTGAAGTCGGCGAGGCGATCGTGAAGCCCCTTCAGGCTGTCGCGCATGTCGGCGGCGTTGCCCCCGGCGAGGCGCGTCGCATCCTCGAATTGCTGGAGCTTTTGCGTCGTCGTTCCGATGTTGTCGGCGGCTTGCACAAGCTCGCGGGACCAAGCGGCATACCCCGACACGAGCTTGACCATTCCGGCGATCGAGGCGGCGCCGACGATGGTCCCCATCACCGGGATGATCGAGGTCAACGTGCGCAGCACGCTCCCCGCCGCCTTGCCGATCCATTCGAACCCGGTCGCGACCTTGCGCAGCCCCGACACGTCGATGAAGCGCGACATCTGGCGCGACATCCGATCGAGCGGCGCGCGTGTCTGCGCGATGCGACGGTTGATCGCGTCGATCTGCTTGGAGGCTTGATCTACAACGGAAAATGTAACGGAATAGCCAGCCACTTAGCCGGGTATCCTTCGCGCGGCTTGATTATCCTTGAACCAGAGCGGGCGCAGATTGGAATAATGGAAACACGCGCGGCATTGATCGGGATCGGTCAGATCGAACGACGCGCACGGCTTGATATGGTCGATTTCCCAACCCCCGCGCCCATAGTTCGCCCAGGACATTCCAGGTCGGAACAGCGCTTCGAGGTGCGACTTCAGGTCCGAGGGCGAGCACCCAATCAGCGGGCCGATCGTCGAGCGCGCGCCCCACCTTGCCAGGAGGCGCGTCTTTGTGGGCAATCGCTTCACCGCGTCGTGCAATTTGCAGCGCAGTTGATTGACGGCGCGATATTGCGGGTCGGTGTGATAGCGGATGCGATCCCTGGCAGGGTTGCGGTAGCGCTGGGCTTGTTCACGGGCCAATTCCGCGTTGTCGTCGCGCCATGCGCGCGCCCAGGCGCGAGCGATCGTCTTGCGTCTGTCAGGGTTCGCGACAACCCACGCGCGCACCCTGGCGTCGGCTCGCGCCCGCTCCTCCGCTGTCATTGATGATCGTGGTTTCGCCATTTACCTGTGAGCTTCCCGCGCTTCGCGCTCGCGGTCGGCGATCCGGTGCGCCTGTTCAGCCCACCAGACCAATTGCGTGCCCGTCAGTCCCCAGGCGTCATGCGGACCCCAGCCCCAGAACCGAGTCAGGTCCGCGATCAGGTCGGGCCATCCTTTTGGGAACGATCGAGCAAGTCGGCCAAAAAATCGAAAGCCTCGTTTAGTTGGCTGAATTTAAGCTCTAGCACAACCTCGCGCGGCACCCCGGCGACGGAGGCGACAAGCGCGATCTGATACCGCCGCATCGTGTAGGCTGTCGGGTTCGCGGTGTTCAGTTCAAGCTCGGCGCGCTCCAATTGCTTCGCGGTCGGCTCCTCCAGGTGAAGCGACGTGAAGCGCTTCTTTTGAAACGTCACGTCGATGTCGATGTCGAGTGTGCGCGCCTGCGGCTCCTCCTCGATCGGGTCGATCGGCTCGAATTCGTCGCGCGTGATCGCGGACAGCGCCATGATCAGGACTCCGACACGTCTATGCCGTCGAAGCGCACCTGAAAAGTGCCTTCGGCGGCGCGGACTTCGAGCGCGGACGTGTTCCACATGTTCGCGCCTCCGACGACCTTTCCGTTCGCGAGGGTCACGAGCACCTCGACGCATCGCATATCGTTGAAGTCGCCGACGCTGATCTCGCCGCTGTCGCGTAGCGTCGCCTCGATGTAGCCCTGAATTGGCACCTCGCTGAAGCCGTGCACGCTGTCGAGGCCGACAAGCGTCTCGCGTTTCCATTTGGCGGGGGACCAGGTTACATCGGAAACTACCATGTAAGCGTTCCCGTCGATCGTGAGTCCGGTGATACCGGCGAGTCTTTCACAAGCGGCCATTGCGCGGCGCTCCCCTTAGCTTTTTCTGAATTGCAACAGGATCGCGATCTGCCGAAGCTGATTCACGAGATCGACGGGCGCGAGGATTTTCACCAGACCGTTGCCCGCGTTTTCGACGATGACGTTGCGCGCGAATTCGCGAGAATTCTGCACATACCCCGCCGCTTCCATCGCGCGGTATTCGCTGATCACGCTCGCCCGGATCATCGGCGCGTTGACGCAATTCGAACCGGCGAGGATCATCGTCTGATCGCTCACCAGCTTTTTGCGCGCGTAGCGGGTCAGGAGATAGTTGGACAGGTCGCGCGCGACGAACATCAGGCCATACATCGTCTCGACATCGAGATAGCTGTTGTCGGTGGCACCTGCGGCGTTCTTTTGATAGGTCGTCGCCATGCGCTCGACGATCACCGTCCCGTCGTCTCCGGTGCGGAAGGTGCTCATGCCGTCATAGAGGAGCGTATTGCGCTCCCCCAGCGTCCAGCGGGAGGCGATCGGCGGCGCCTTCAGCGTCGTGTTGATGTATTGCAGCGGAAGCCCCGGATCGACGCGCAAGCTCGCGGCGGACGCGGCTCCCATCTCCGCCGCCCAAATCCAGGGCGGATCGGGGCTGTCGTTGAAAGCGACGACAGACATGTGCTGATCGTTGCGTCCGTTACCGAATGTCGTGCACTCGCCAAGCGTGCCACGGAAGGCGGTGAAGGCCCCGCCGTAGATCATCTGTTCCCACGACCAGCGGCCCACGTCGTCGGCGAGGAGGCCGCGCAGCGCGTCGAGGTTCGCCGTGTCGGTGTAAGGCGTGATGATGAAATCGTAAGGCTGATCCGACAGGTTCGCGAGCGCGGGCGCGATGTTCGGGTTGCCCGTTCCGCCCGTCATTGGAGTGATCGTCAGCGTGACACCCGGCACGTCATATTCACCGCCGGCGGCGCCGAGATAGTTGGATCGGATGTCGATGCTGTTGAACGCCTGACCCTTGCCGATCGAGGTCAGGGTCACAGTGCCGAGCGCGGCGACGGCGGTCACCTCAATGTGCTCCGTCGCGTTGATCGCGCTCGCGAGCGCGACCCCGATCGTCGTCGCGGTGTCGTTGAGCGACACGAGCGAGCGCACGCGCAACCCGCCGATATAGACATTCAGCGTGCCCGACGACGTGGCGGGGCCGGCGAGCACGATCGTCCCGGTCGCGGCGACGGCGGCGGCATCATCGGCGATCGGCAAGATGTAGAGCGGGCCGAAGGGATCGCGGTCGAGGTAACGGCTTCCCATCGCGTTGAGCATCGAGCCTTTGCCGCACAGTGTCAGCAATTGCGCCTTGCTTTCGATCAGCGTCGGATGGTCGGCTATCGCGGTGCCATCGGCGGCGATCTGGCCGATCACCAGTGTATTCTGGAGCACCGTCGCGGTGTTCGCCTGCGAAGGGTCCATCTCGACGTACACACCGGGAACCCGGTTCGAGGTCGGATAGTAGGTGAAATTGATCGCCATCGATCAGGACTCCTTGTGCGCGGGATCGGGGCGCGGCGGCTGGCGCGTCGGCGCGGCGCGGGCGGGTTGCTGTTCTTCCTTCGTCACGTCTCCGTCTCGGAGGCGACGGAGCCAGAACGGGTCGCCGTCTGGCACCTCGCGGCCCTCCTCCGTCAACAGCGCCATCGAGTGAGGATCGCGCACGGTTCGACCGGGCACGGGGATTATTTTCATCTGCGATTCTCCTTTGTTAACAGACGCGAGGCGGCATCATTCCGCCGGTTGCTCGATCGGCCCATAATCTCCCGGCACCAGCCGGGGCTGCTGCATCGTGGCCCGGCTCCGCACCTCTTGCATCTGAATCTGGCGCTGGATTTCACCGATCAGCGGCGCGCACTGGTCGAACGGTTGCCGCGCGATCATGGTCAGGACGTGGTCCCATTGCTGCCGGGACAGGCTGACGGGAATGGCCTGCTCGTTGAAACCGCTCATACCGCCCCCGCCCCCGCGAGCTTCGCGTTAAGTTCCTTGATAGCTTCGATCAGAACCGCGACGATATTTGGATAAGCGATCCCCAACAGATTGGGTGCGCCCTCACCTCCTCTTGGTTTGCCGTCCTCTCCTAGTTCCGGGCCAACATCGAAAACAACCTCTGGCAGAGGCATCAGGACATCTTGCGCGATCAGGCCGACCTGTCGCCGCGCCGCGTCTCGGTGTTTATAGAAAACACCCTGTAGCTGACTGACGATGGCAAGCGCTCCGGTGATCGGCTCTATGTTGGTTTTCAGGCTGCGATCGGAACCGTTGACGATAGGTTGCGAGAAGGTGACCACGCCGGTCGCCCTGCTAACGGATATGGGGTTGCCTTGGTAGCCACCGCTGTTATCCCATCTCGCCAGTATGTAATCGTCCGAGGCCCCGGACGTTTGCGCGGTCCAGAGGTTACCCGCTGGACCAAGGTAAATAAGCGCTCTTTGTTCGCCTGTCGCTCCGGTCATAACCACGCGTCCTGGGTTACCAGGAGTTAACAGACCCGACTGAATATTGCTGTTCGTAAACAATGTTATCGCGTTCAATCTCCCCGATACCGTGGTCACCGAGGTCGCGGGCGTATTGATCCCCGTTGTATAAATAATCCCGCCAAGGTTCATGCTGTTTGAGCCCGTGACACCAACGGACCCCACGCCAAGGTTCGTTCCCAAGACGATATTATTTGAACCGCTGGTAAAACCACCCTGGTCGGCGTAGGTCCCGATCAACGTATTATTTGAACCGCTCGTCAACAAATACCCCGTAGTGCTGCCGATGCACGTATTGCCCGTTCCGGTGACTGGTCCCGAGTTGCCTGACGCGTAGCCGATAAAGGTATTGTCACCACCCGTCGTGACACCGAACCCCGCGCTCATGCCGAACGCCGTGTTGTGCAGCGCAGTGTCCTGATTTTGCACCAGCGCCTGATAGCCAAAAGCGGTGCAACCGTGCGCGCTCGCGCCAAACACAGAGAATGAATAACTCCCGACCTGATAGCTGGTCGCGTCATTCTTTGGGCTGAAAACCTTGCCGTAGTCGCCGTTCGGACCATAGGCGACAACAGTCCGCCAGCCAGCGGCGAGCGCCAGCTTGCCCAGGATATTGCCGACATTATCAACGTTTATTTGCACGGCGATGCCAGTAGCGCCCGGCACACTGCCCACATCGAGGTTATCGACCTGTAAGACGCTCGCTCCGTTCTGTGAAATAAGCGCCTGCGTCCATGCTCCGGTGCCGGGATAAATCTTGATGTCGTTCAGCCGCGTCGTGCCTCCCAATGTGACGATGGCGGGAGACGTTATATCACCCTGTTGAATGTAAGCCGCGACCACGGTCACATCGCCGCCCGCCACACGGAGTTGCGGCAGCGCCGTGTCGCTCGCCAGCATCGCGTTGGTGATCAATACCTTGGTCGCGGACGTCGTCGCGGTTATGTCAATACAAGGGCGCGGGGCACCAACGCCGGAAGTCGAATACATGTTGGTGATTTGCAGGAAAGCCGCCGCCGCGACCTCAAGCGTGGACTGATAATAGTCGAGCGCGAGGTTGGTGATATGGAACCAACCCCCCGACGCCTGCGAGGTAAAGACGACACGCCCAAACAGGCAACAGATGCCGTGCGCATTCAAGCCATTCTGAGCACCGACGCGTAACGCGATGGTCTGGCCATCAGCGAAGACATTCATCAGTGTTGAGCTTATCTCAAAGTTCCAGAAATGGTAGTTTGTCATATGAGAGAAATCATAAACACCGTTGGCACCCTCTCCCAGTGACGTGCCACAATCAAACGCGCTCATCTCGATGTCTTCGAGATAGAAAACCGTGTTGTGGCCGTTGGTGGTGATCCCGTCCCACGCGGCGCCGATACGCAAACGTATGCACTGGATGCGAAAGCTCTCGGCGCCTGATGCTATCGCCCACGGATATTTAACGCCCGTGCCGCCAGGGTGCGACGTGCCTCCTTGTGCCAGGGTCTTGAAGTTGGCCCGCGATCCCTGGTCCTGTGGCTGCGCGAACGTGATCCCGAAGTCACGCAGCACCGGACCCGCGTCGTAAAGCGAGGCCGTGACAAACAGGACCGCCGTGGCCGCCGGATCGAACTGATCATCGATCATCAGCACGGATGAGCCACGACTGCCGCCATAAAACGCCTGGCAGGCGGTCAGATTGATCTGATGGTTGACGCGATAAGTTCCGGTTGGAAGATAAACCGCCTTGTGCCGTGTGCTGCCCGACGCCACGACCGCCGCCGCCGCGTTGATCGCCGCTGAACTGTCGGCAACGCCAGTTGGATCGGCACCAAAGTCCAGCACGTTCGCCACGTCAGCGGAGCGATCCTGCGCCGACCGCGACACCGTTCCACCGGTCGCCGTGTAGTAAAGCGGACCGACGGTGCCCCCGGCTGTAGGTAGATAGGGGCCAGCATCCTCAAGACTGCCCATCTGAGTTTGTAGAAACTCGATCTCAGCTTTCGCGGACGCGAAATTGCCGCGCATATCGCTGGTATACGCGATCGGGCTGGAAGGCTTCGATGAATCGATATTACTCGCCATCAGGCGGGTTCCTTCGCGGTGGGATCAGGCCAAGGCCCATTGGTCGGCGGGGGATACGGCGGCTCACCGGTCGGCACGACGACGACGGCGGCGGGGATCGAACCGGGCACACCGACAGCCCCCGGCGCGTGGAAGATGTCCATCTCGACGTGCTGGAGCGGCACGGAGACGGGTTGCACGCCGTCCGCGTCGGTGATCTGCCAATCGAGGAGGAATTCCCACTGATAGAACAGGCGGGCGCGATCGAGGTCGAGGTAGCGGGCGCCAGCGAAGTTCGCGCCTTGCACCATGCGGCATTCGTCGATCGTGATGTTGAGCACGGAGGCGAAAAGCTGCGCCTCGATCTCCTCGAAGTTCATCGCGGGGGCCTGTCCGCGTCGATCGGTTTGCGCGTCAAGCTCGACGGCGATGCCGATCGTTTTGTGCACGATCTGCACCAGCCCTCCCCAGTATTTGTTCGGCTCCGCTTCCTGCCCAAGCGGGAGCACGTAAGCGGCGGGAAGCGCCATCGACGTGTTGTAATTTTTCAGGCCCGCGTAAAATTCGGCGGCTCCGGCGACGCGTCCGCCGAAGATCGGAGCATTCGCGCGAAGCGACGCGATGAGCGAACCCATGATGCTGATCGCGGGCGTCGCGGTCGTCGTGCTCACTTCGTTTCCCTCCAGGTCAACGCGCCTTCGAGCGCTTTGCGCACGCGGCGATCGAGTTCGGGCGCTTCCTCCGACATCACGCGATCGAGGAAGGGGCGCGGTGCCATCTCGCGGTTGTCGCCCCGTGCCTTGGCGCGGGCTTTGCGGACGGGCGCGGACAGCTTGCGATGTTCGCGGCGCTTCGAGCTTCCGGGCGCACCGCCAAAGGCCCCGGCTTCGAGCGGTGTCGCGTAAGCGGCGCGGGCGCGGACGGCGAAGCCCTCGCCGGAGCGGAAAACATAGGTGCGCAAGCTCGATCTCAGATCCCCGGACACGCGCACGGGCGGCGCTCCGGGCGACGACGCGGTATAGCGGCCAGCGGGTCCGAAATAGCTCCGGCCCCCGCCCGTGCTTTTGTTGATCAGGCGCGAGGTCTTGCTTTTCACGTCGTTGCCAGCGGCGCGCATGAGCTTCGTGATCTCGCGCTTGTCGAGCGCGACGGTGCCCCAGTTCGTGACGGTCAGCTTCAGATCGGACATCACCAGAGTCCCCAGCGAGGTCCGCCAAGCAATCCGACCAGGAGGAGCACGAGAAGCACGATCAGGATCAGGCCCAGCGGGTCGGCGGGTCCGTAGTATCCGGCGCGCCATCCGTAGCCGCCCCCGGCGAGGAGGAGCACCAGCACGATGATCAGGATCAGCGTCATAGCGGGTTCACTCCAGGCGGCGCGGCGGCGGCGCCGTCATAGGGCTCCGTCAACATCGCGTTGCGGGTTCCGTCGCTGTCGTTGGGCGTCGCGCGGGCGTGCTCGATCTCGCACTCCATCTGAAGGAAGCGCTTGCGGCCTCCGACTTCCTTCGTGCGGCGCACCCGGAAAAGTTCAGTGCGCTGCCCGCCTCCGGGTCGATCGGTCGAGCGCGCGATGACCTCGATCGTCGCGGGGTAATCCTGCCAGCGGATCGTGATCATGTGCGTCACCGGCTGGTCGACCTGCGTGCTCTGGTAAAACGTGCTCGCATAGGTCGGGTCGATCGCGGCGTGCACGGTGGCGATCGGCACCAGCCGTTCCTGGAGCGCGAGGTCGTCGGCGGGTTCCTGGTCGCGGCGGTACAGGGTCACGAGCGAGCGCAGCGTGCCGAGACCCGTGGAGGCCGTCAGGGCGCCGGTCGGGTTATCGGGCACGGATCATCCGGCGACGGCGAGGAGCCGCCCCTGACCGTCCTGGCAAGGCGCGGCGGGGCGATCGGATCACCCGCTGAAGGTCCAGAGGCGGAAGGGATCGAGGAGGCGATAAAACGCGGGCGGCATCTCGGCGGACACGTCGCCCCGGTTTTCGTAATGGTGCGCGGTGCCGATCAGGATCGCCATGCGGATCGGCGTCGGGATCACGAGCGGATCGGCGGCGTCATATCCGGCGGTGTAGTCGATCACCATCGACTGTTGCGGAATGCGCGGCAGCAATTGCGGTTTGACGGAGATATACCCCGGCTCGACGCCGAGGTTCAGATCGTAGTCCTCTGGGTCGGCGAGCCGCATGTCGTCGAGCGGTCCCCACATGATTTGCTCGACGGAGATGGCCGGCGCGCGCGGAAGCTCAATCGGACGCTTCACCAGCGGGGGCCAGTTGAGCGGGAAAACGATCAGCGATTGCGGCACGAGCGGCGTCGCGGTCGGCGGCGGCGCCCAGGTGATGTTGTATCGCAGCCGTTGCGTGAACAGCGCGCGGTTCAGGTAGGCTTCCGCCTCCAGGCGCGCGCTGGTCACGTAAAGCGCGACCAGCTCGTCGTCATAGTCCGCGTCGATGCGGCAATGCTGGCGGGCAAGCTCGACGGTCACCGGCTCCGTCGCGGGGGCCTCGACGACGCGCAACCCGCCATACATCGGCGCTATTTCCGCACGACACCGGTCGGCTGGCGGAGGGGCGCGACCTCCTCCGCGCCTCCACCCGGCACGAACAATTGCAGCGGCACGGCGAGGCGCTTCGCGTCGAGATCGCGGGCGACCTCATAGGGGACGGCGATCATCTCGCCGACCGTGTAGTGCGAATACCGGCGCGCGACGCGCATGTGCACGAGCGTCCCCGGAACCACGGTGTCGCTCATGACCGGCTCCGACCGCTGCGCGTCGCGCCGGGATCGGTGACGACGACACCGACCGAGGGCGGCGCGGCGGTCGATCCTGTCGCGTTCGTCGCGGTGACGGTGCACACGGCGGACTTGCCCGCGTCGGCGCTCGTGACGGTGTGCGTCGCGCTGTCGGCTCCGACAGGCGCGGCGTCGAGCGTCCAGGCGTAGGCGTAGGCGGTCGGCGTGCCGTCCCACGTCCCCATCGTGCATGTCAGCACGTCGAGGGCTTGCGAGACGGCGGGGATCGCCGTGTTGACGGGTGCCCCCGCAGCTGGAGGCGCGTCGCCGGTCACGCCGAGGTCGGCGAGGTGCGCGGCTTCGTCGGGCGCGAAGGCGGCGGACTCGCCCGCGTTATAGGACAGGTGTTGCGTGTTGAAGGTCACGATCTGGTCGCGGTCGGGCGCTCCCGTCATGGCTTGCTCGGGTGCGGGGGATCGAGGGTCGGGGGCGCGGTCATGCCGCGCCCCTTTGTCGGTCGTTGGTTCGGTCGCCATGGTGTGTTCTCCGTTCAGGCGGGGTTGGCGAGCGTCGGCGGTGCGTTCGCGCCGGTCAGCACGGCGGGCCTGATGGCGGCGGCTTGCGACCACGTTGGATTGAGCGGCTGCGTCGTGTAAGGCGCCCCGACAGCACCTGGGAGGCCGCTGAAGGCCCAATCCTGCGTCAACAGAATCGCGAGTGATTGCAGGTGCCGCATGTTGCAGTCGTGCTCCGCGATGACACGGAACAGCGATTGATCGCGCTGAAAGGTCGAGACCATCGACACGCCATCGTTGTAAGCGGCGACATCGGAGGCATCGACGACGACGTTGTAAGTGTCGGCGATGACAAAATCCGCCATATCGACGAAGTAGACTTCGCTCGCCTTCGTGTAGGTCGTCATCACGAGGTTTGTCGGGATTTGCTGCGTCAGTCTGACGGGGAACCCCTCCAGCATTCCGCGCGCCATCTCGTCTTTGAAGTAAAACCCGCCGACGTTATCGCGGGCGACCGCGATGAAGCGGGCGATCGTCGGGGCCATGATCCAGGTCGGGCGGATCATCCTCGACATGCCGTTCTGGAGCGCGAGGATCGCGGCGGACACCCCGGCGAGGATCGCGGTCACCTGATCCCCTGGCGCGGGAACGGCGGGCATCGCCGTCACCGTGATTTTATTCGCGGCGAGGCAAAGCGACTTCATCCCCACCGGACCCTTGTCGGTTCCGTCGCCACGGAGGAACGCCAAATCCTCGCGGCGGGCGACGGTTTGCACGAGATCGTCGCGCACCACTTCCTCGACACCGATCGGCGCGCGGCGGATCAGGTCGTTCGACACGGGAACCATCGCGGTGAGCTTTTTCGCGACGAAGTTCACATCGTCGAATCGCTCTTGCGACACGCCGATGTCGTCGAGTTCGTTTTGATACGCGGCGGTCGCGCCCCCGGCGAGGCGCGGGATCGTCAGGTTGCCCATCGGCATTCCGACTTCCATCGGGTTCGCCCCGCGAACGGCGGTCGAGGCGCGTAAAAGCTCGATCAGGTCCGCCATGAAGTCTTGCGGGATCAGCGCGCCGCCCTCGCCGGTCACGGAGCCGTTGAGCGCGCGGGCCACGATGTCGTCGCCGAAGCGGTTGCTTACGAATTCCGCCGCCTTGTCCATGCCGACGTGATGGAAGCGCGCGTGCAACAGCCCGAGCACATAGCGCGAGGCTTTGATGCCGCGCTTGTCCTTCAGGCCCGCGTCGGGATCGCGCTTCGCTCGCGCGGCGGTGCGCGCTCCTCCTTCGCGGACACGGAAACCACCACGAGCGAGGCCCTTGTCGTCGTCGTCGCCTTCGCTGTCGCCCTCGCCGTCTCCGTTCGCGTCCTGCGCCCCTTCGGCGGCGGCGGACATCGCGGCGGCGACGCGCTGGAGGCGTTGGTCGATCGCGGCGAGCGCCGCCGACAGTTCGTCGAAGGTCGTCGATCCAGCTTCGTCGATCGGCGTTTCGTCCGTGTCTTTGTTGACGATCGCGCCCATTTTCTCGACGATCTCAGCGCGCCGACGCTTCAGTTCGCGATGTTTCTCTGACAAGCCAGCCATTTGATGTTTACCCTTTTGCATGTGCGCGCGCGCTTCCGCGTCGTCGCGCGATTGTTCCGATTCAGTCGTTCGTGGCCATTGCCAGTTGGAGCGCGCGTCGGCGGCGTGCTCGTGATCTTGTTTGTTCTTCGTTGAAGGCTGTCACCTCCTCGCCCGTGACGGGAGGGAGGTCGGACGCGATTGCCGTGCCCTCACCCGGCGCGGGCGCGTCCATCAGCGCCTCCGGGTTCGCGGGCACGGTGACAACGGAAAGCTCGACAAGCTCTTGCTCCTCGAAGTCGATCCCCGGAAACCAGTCGTCGGCTCCGCGCGCGGCGTCGCGCGTGTAGTCCCACTTCAGAGGGCGGAAGCCCACCGAGGTCGCGGCGATGAAACCGGCGCGGGCGAGGCGATAGACGGACTCGGCGAAGGTGCCGCCCTCCGGGGTGTCGAGCGGGATGAATTCGACGGAGGCTTTCAACGCGCCGCCCTCGATCGAGACATCGAAGGCGCGTCCGATCGGCAAGCGCGAGGCGTCGTGACCCCAGAGCACGACGGGATTGCGCTTGAAGTTCGCCAAGTCCCATCCGGTGATCGCGATCGTGTCCTGTTCGCGATCGACATCGGCGGTCGAGATCGTGAAGCGCAGCGCGCGCGCGTCGCCGCGCTCCAGACCTTCGGCGGGGGCGATGATCTGCTTGCGCACGGCGATCGTCGAGCGCGTGACGTTGCGGCCACGGTTCAGGTTCTTGAATTGCGTCGCGCTAAGTATTTGCATCGATGCGCTCCTCGCTGATCGTCTCCAGCGTCAACATCTCACCCTCGCGATGCACGATCCGAAACGCGGCACCGCCCACGGAGGCGACGCCAAGCGTGCGAAACAAGGCGAGGCTGTAGCGGACGCCGTAAAGGCGGATCGTGTCGCTCGTGATGTCGATCGCGATGTCGTCATTCGTCATCGTCGGTCGCTCCGGGTTCCGGCTTCGTCGGCGCTACCCCCGGCGCGTTCGCGGACTCGGCGGGCGCGGTCGTGACTTGCGCGAGGTTGTCGGACGGGACGGCGGTATTGAGCGGCACGCGATAGTCGTCGCCGTGACCATCCTCGATCGGGTTCATGTTCTCGCGGGCGCGGACTTCGTTGCGGTTCAGCCAGCCGTTGAGGGTTCCTATCTGGTAAGCCTCAAACCTGGTTTTCATGTCGCCGCGCGTCATCTCGTCGAAGTCGAACTTACACTCCAGGAACGATCGCTCGTCGTCGAACAGGAGATGATGATCGAACAATTGCTCGATCGCGCGCGCGGTCGGCGCCAGCGCTCCGTCAACGTATTGCTGATTTTGCTGTTCGATGTTGTTCAGCGTCGCCTTGTCGAGTTCGCCGAGGCGGTGCGGCGGCACGCCATACAGGCGGGCGATCTCCAGCACCTGAAAGCGGCGCGTCTCCAGGAATTGCGCTTCCTCGTTGGTGATCGCGATTTTGTCGAACTTCATCCCTTCCTCCAGGATCGCGACCTTGTGCGCGTTCTGGACTCCGGCGTGCGTCTCGCGCCACGAATTGCCGACGCGATCGGATGCTTCCTTCGACAGCTTGCCGGGATGCGAGATCACGCCGCCGATTTGTCCGCCCTGGCGGAACAAGACCCCGCCGTGTTGCTGCGTCGCGAGCGCGAGGCCCACGATGTCTTGCGCGATCGCGATCGGCGAGGCGCCCACGTATCCGTCGAGGCTGATGTTTTTGAGATGAAGCATGTCATCTGGCGGCACGACCAACCCGTAACCCAGGCGGCGACTGTTGATGCGATACCAAAGCTCGCCGTCCTCTGTCAGCATGATCGAGCATCGATCGGGCGCGATCGGGACCAGCTCGATCGGGTTCGCGTCCTTGTCGCGCTCGATGACGACGAAGGCGTTGCCACGGAGGCAAAGCGACGTGATCATGTAGGAAACGAATTCGAACCCGGTTTGCCAGCGGTTCGGACGGCGGAACAGCTTCATCAGCGGATGTTGAAGCTCGCGGCGGTAGCCTCCTCCGACCAGGGCGCGGCGGACGAAGGGCTTCAGCATCGCCATGTCTTGCGAGATCATGCGGATGCAAGCGTAGACCGCCGACGCCTGAAGCGCGGTGAAGGGCGTCACCGGGACTCCGGTGTTCGACGCGTAGCCACCGAGGGCGGCGTATAGCATCGGCTGCGGCCATCCCAGGCCGCCCAGCGTCGAGGTCACGGCGGCGTCGTTCTTTGTCTCGATCGTCGGCTCGATGCGCGTCGCTGGCTGTTGAGGTCCGCCCAACAGCCATGTGCCCACGCGCTCGCGGATGCTCATGCGGCGGGCTGTTCGCTCTGCCCCGGCACGGGTGGCACGGGCGGCACGGGCGGCGCTGGCGGGGGATCGGGGATCGGATCGTCGGGCTTCGGCTGGTCGCTCATGTCGTGCTCCTCCAGGTTAGCCAAGGGTCAGAAGTCCCCTTGTCTCGTAAACCGACGACGCATCGACCTGATCGGTCGCTTGCGCGATCGCCATGATCAGCGCGATCGCGGCGTCGATCTTGTTCTCCGGGCGCGCTTTGCGCGGATACACGTTGTCCCGCGCGTCGGTGTGGCCGACGACGTTTCCGATGCACCAGCCCAGCGGGCCGTTCATGTCGTGTTGAATGCGACCGCCCCGGATCGCGGCTTCGAGTTCGCGCGTCGCGGGACTGAAGTTCAGCGCGTTCGATCGGAATTCGCGGCACGGCACACCGCGCGCGGTGAGGCGTTGCGCCATGTGGACCGCGTTGTAAGGGTCGAAGGCGAGCGAGCACACGCGGAAGCGCTGGCACATGTCGAGGATGTCGGACTCGATCGTGTGAAAGTCGGTTTCGTTGCCCTGCGTGATGATCAGTTCGTTGTTCGCGGCCCACCCCGGATAGGACGGGTTGCGCGCTTCCATCACCGCCGCTTCGTTGAGGTAACAGCGCGAAAACACCGTGAACATCAGCGCGTCGCGATCCTCGACGGTGATCCGCTCCGGGAACACCGCGACGACGGCGGCGAGGTCGGCGCGCGAAGCGAGATCGACGCCAATGTAACAGTCGCGGCCCTCGAAGGCGTCGATCTGGAGCGAGGGATCGCCACACGCGTTCCACGCGCGCGTCGAAAACAGCGCTTCGTCGGCACCGACCCAGATGTTGAGGTGTCGCGTCCGGGCGGACATCTCTTGCGCGGGATTGTTGCGCGCCTGCCGCATGATCGCGCGGATCGCGTCGGGCTGGACGCTATGGCCCCAACCTGGATTCGCTTTGACCCAGGTCGCTTCGTCCCACGGGTCGTCGGCGTCGTCGATCGAGTAGATCACACCGAACAGGCGTTCGTCCTCTTGTCCGCCTTGCACGACGCGGAGCACGTAGTCCCAGACCTGTCGCCCGATGCCCGACGTGTTCGATGTCGCGGTCGAGATCGACAGGAGGAACGGCTGATGACGCTTGCCCATCGCGGTGATCAGCGCATCGTAAACCTCGCTCGTGCGGTGCGATCCGATTTCATCGCACACGGCGACGGCGACGTTGAGGCCGTCGAGCGCTTTCGCGTCGGAGGAGATCGGGATGAAGCGCGAGGCGGTGCGTTCCTGGAAGATCGAGTTTGTCAGCACGCCGACGCCCCAGGCGCGTTGCATGTCGGGCGATCGGCGAACCATGTGCGAGGCGGTGTCGAACAGGATGCGGGCCTGATCTCTTGTGACGGCGGCGGCGTAGCCTTCCGCTCCACCCTCGCCCTCGCCGAAGGTCATATACATCGCGAGCGGCGCGGAGATCGTTGTTTTGCCGTTACCCTTCGGCACGAAGATGCCCGCCTGTCGGAAGCGGCGGGTCGTCGTGCCACGCTCCATAAACCCGAAGATGTTGCTATATGCGAACTTCTGCCAGTCCATCAGGCGGATCGGCTTGTTCGCTTCCGGGCCTTTGATGTTCGGCATTTGAGTCGCGAACACCATCGCGCGGATCGCGGCGGTGTCGTCAAATGACCAGCGCGAGTCCTTCTTTTGGGCTTCGGCATGGTCGCGGACGAAGCGCTCGCACGCGGCGCGGGCATGGGTCGAGGCGGCGGTCGGGTCGTCGGCGGTGCGTTTCGCGTAGTCGAGCGCGTCGCGCACGAAGCGGCGCGGATCATCGCCGGGAGCAGGAGGCGCGGGAGGCTTACGCCTTGCCACCGGGGATGACCTGCAGCATGGCCCACGGGTCGGCGCGCACGTCGGCGGCGGGCTTGTCGGGTTGCTGCGCGTAGAGCTTCAGGCGGGGGCGCGCGGCGGGCGAGAAGCCAAGTTCCTGCGCGGCGCGGAACATGGTTTGCGCGCACTTGTCGAGGATGAAGTTGTAGGGCGAAGGCTCCAGCCCGTTCGGGCCTTTGACCAGGAGCTTTAGCTTCGTGTCCTGGTCGAGCATGGCTTGCATCATGCGCGCGGTGTTGTGGCGATCCTCCGCTTCGACCCAGACCTTCAGGATGCCACGATCGACCAGCTTGACGACGCCCTTCGGCATGTTCTGGACGGCGTAGCGCCACGCGGCTTCCTGACTCTCGGTCAGGTCGTGCGGCGGCTCCTCCAGGTCGCCCAGCGGGATCGGCTCGCCCTCGCGGTCGCGACCGTGCTTCGTCGCGTTGTGGGTTCCGTGGAGCTTGTGCAAGGCGGTCGGCTTCGGGCGTCGGCCCATCAGGCGCCGCCCCGATACTCGCGACGCATCTCGGCAAGTCTCGCCTGCACGTCGGCGATCGTCGTGCGGTCGGCGGGCGACACATGGTCGAGGATCGCTCCCGCGAGGTCTTGCACCGCCTCGACCAGTTTCAGAAGCAAGCGCTCGCGGTCGTCGCTCATGTCAGCTTCCGATCTCGATTGCCCAGGCGTTCGACGCGCGCTCGACGGCGCGCACGAGGCCCGGATAGGTCTTGCAAAGGCGGCGGATCGCGTCGCGCTCCATCGCTTGCGTGCGATAGTCGTGACATCCGCCCTTGTCGTGCCAGTGCGCTTTCTCCCAGAATAGATACTGCGCCGCAACGACCCCGCCGTCGTCGCGGATGCACCGGGCGCACAGCTCGTAATCCTCTTTCACGGGATAGGCTTCGTCGAAGCGGGGCGCGCGGTCGTCGTTGACGATCCCCATGCACGACGCGGTGACGTAGGCTCGCCAGCGGAAGGGCGCCCACGGGTAACACGAGCGCGTCGCGCTTTCCGTCGCCACTCCCCATATCCGAAAGTCGAGACTCTCGGTCACCTCGAACAGCTTGCGGAATTCGGCGAGCCACGTCGCTTCGTCGAGATGGAGCTTGTGCGCGGAGCGCGGGAGGAGATGCGTCCACCCCTGCGTTTTCACGTCGTCGTCGATCATCACGACGCGCGTCGAGGGCGCGTTGTCGAGGATGAAGTTTCGCGTCGCGGTGATGCCGCGCACGGTGTCAGGCACGGGAACCACGTTGCGGGCGCCCGCCGCACCGTAGGAGGCGGCTTCGAGCGCGGGGACATAGACGTGACACGACGGGATCACGGCTTGCGTGCGGACCCTGCCAGCCCTGCCCTTCGAGGGCACGGCGACATGGATCGAGGAGGCGCGGCGCTTCGGCTTCGTCATCCGGTCAGCAACCATCCGTGCCGCGCGAGGCCGACCAGGACGATGATCAGGCACACGAGCACGACCACGAGCTTCAGGATCGGGTCGATCAGCACGGGGCCGCGCGCGACGATGATCACGAGATCGATCAACCAGCACGCGAGCCATGCGACGACGAAGTAAACGATCGCGCGCTCTTGCATGGCTTATCTCGTGACGTGTTTCACGGCCCACATCACCGCCATCTCGGCGTTCGTTTTCGCCAGTGCCAGTTCGCGGCTCGATCCGATCGCGTCGCATTGCTCAATGAAGGCAAGCCCCAGGTCTTTGATCGCGCGCATGTGGTCTTTTTCGGCATCGGTCAGCACGCGGTATTCGTGGCGCACCACGTTGTTGACGGTGCGCGGGTCGGCGGTGCTGTCAATCATCTGTGGTTGCGGCTGGTCGGACATGTCTTACCCCTCGATCAGCTTCAGGACGGCGGCGGCGGTCACGACGCGTTGCGTGCTCACGTCGTCGAGCACAGATCCCCGCTTGTATCCGCCTCGGCGGACGGGTGTGAGCGACAGCGCGACTTTGAGGCGTTCCCATTCGTCGAGGTCGGCGCACATGATCACGCAATACTCGCGGGCGGGTTCAAGCTGGAGCGCTTGCGGAAGCTCGCCCTC